CTGGGTTCCGTTGCTACGGAGAGCGTAGTACCTGTCGACAAAGGTGGGACTGGCGGAACAACCCAAGCTGCAGCTAGGTCAGGACTCGGCCTTGGCTCGGCTGCCATAGTAGACGCGGTTGGGCTGGCCGCAAATGGCGCAATAGTTGAATCTGGAAGCACTGGTGCAGGGTCATGGACGAAGTTCGCAGATGGGACAATGATAACGCAGCACCGCGGCACCATTGCACTAAACATCACCACAGCCTACGGATCTCTTTTTTACGGCAGCTCAGTCGCTATAGCATTTCCACAGACTTTTGTGGGGGATCTCCCAAAGCTCGCACTTGGCGTTAGTAACGGACCGGTCGCAGCTCTATGGGTTGGACGTCAAACAGCCGTCACAGCGTCTGGCACTGGCTCATTTATTATTTTGGCCCCGTCGTCTCTATCTAATGCCGTGGTAACCATGGACATCATTGCCACTGGTCGTTGGAAGGTATAATTTAATTGCTTGTGAGGTTTTAATGAAGATTAATCTAATACCAGTTGGCCGCCCGGAAACTCTGGAAGTTATCCGCATCGGTGATGTCTTGAATATAAATGGGGAAGTATTCGATTTTTCTCCGATTGGAGAGGGTGATACCTTGCCAGCTACAGCGATCGCCTCAGACTGGTTCATGAACATGGTAGAGCGATTGAATGGTGAGCTGGAATTAACACTAATACTTCCGCTCCCATCGAATTACAGCCAAGAGCAAGCATTCCCTGTGCCATTGGAAAATGTGCCGAATGGCCCGGTTTCCTTCCCACAGTCACTGCCACCACCACTTCCTCCAGCACCTAACTTTGCTACCAACAGCGGGGAGACGGCAGTATGAGTAATATCGATTGGTCCCAGCTCATCACCAAATCAATGAAGATAGCTGCCGAACAGGCCGCCCAACTGTCGGCAGCAAAATTGGACTTGGCTTCCAGGAATAACAAAGCAGCCGCACAGATCGTCCGCATTCAGGACCGAATCGATACGATTGGATTCGGCATCGAAATAGGCGAGGCCACGCCGGAAGAAGAGGCGGAGCAGGCCGCGCTGCTGCTGAACCTGAAGGCGTGGAAAACCTACAAATACGCCTTGGGCAAGGTCACTGTTCAGCCTACCTGGTACCAGGCGCCGGTCTGGCCGGTGGAGCCGCCAATCCCCGAGATCATCGCCGCGCCAATGATGCGTTCCGCCGAATCCATCTGATCTCAGCCTGCCACCGCAACCCGCCATCGAGCGGGTATTTTTTTGCCTGGAGAAAAGTTATGACCGCAACCGAGAAGGATCGCGACATCCTGGTCCGCACGCTTCATGGAGAGGCCAGGGGTGAAGGGTTCGCCGGCCAGGTGGCCGTGGCCTGCGTGATCCGCAACCGCGTAAACGATGGCAAAGACCGTTCATGGTGGGGCGAGGGCTACGCCGGTGTCTGCCTGAAGCCGTACCAGTTCAGTTGCTGGAACAAGAACGACCCGAACTATCCCTACCTGAGCGGCGCCAAGGAGATTCCGCCGAAGCAGTTCGCCCAGGCGCAGCGGGCCGCGGATCTGGTTATCTCCGGCGCCGAGCCTGACATCACCAATGGCGCGACCCACTACTACGCGACGACGATGCCGAAACCGCCGGCGTGGGTTAAGGGCGCAACTGAGACGTTCCGCCTCGGGCACCACATCTTCTTCAAGGACGTGCCATGAGCCCGGGAAGTCTGAAGCTTTTGATCGCCAGCGTGGCAGTGGCGCTAATCCTGGCAATCGGCGCGACGTGGAAGGTGCAGGACTGGCGTTATGCTGGGCAACTGGCAGAGCAGGCCAACGCCCATCTATCCGACCTCGCCAAGATCGGCACTGCGGCAGCGGACCAGGTCCAGGCAGAGCAGGGCAAGCGGCTGGCCCTGGAACAGCGGCTGACGGCGAATGACCAAACCCACCACAAGGAGTTGAGCGATGCTCAAACAAATCAGGCTCGCCTGCGCGATCGCCTTGCCACTGCTGATTTGCGGCTGTCAGTCCTCCTTGCCGAGGAACCAGCCAGTTGCAACGCAGTGCCTTCCACCCCCGTCGCCAGCGGCGTGGTTCATGGAAGACCAAGAGCCCAACTTGACCCAGCGCATGCTCAAAGAATTATCGCCATCACCGATGCCGGCGACCGGGGATTGATCGCGCTGCGGGCGTGTCAAGCCTATGTCAGGTCATTGGGTCAGTAACGTTCGGCAAATAGCCGTTGATCGGCGCCAGTTGAACGCGGGCATTTCGGTTATCGATACTGTGCTTTTGTCCAGTATCGAGACCAGCATGAAATTCCTGATCATCCCGCGCCGGGTTCTCGGCGTAGCCATTCCCAAAGAACAGTTAAGAGACGTTCAGCCTGTGAGTGGCGATATCGTCATCAGCGAGTGCCACAACGAAGACCTGGGCCGATCGTCTGTCAGCGCCCAGGTTTACAAGACCAACTCAGGTCCGGACATCCTTCCGCCACTGCTGGACGTACGGATCACGGGCATGGCACAGAACGGTATGAGCCTGAGCGGGGTTGAGAAGGTCGGCGATGCGTTTTATGCGCAGTCTTGGTGGTGCAGGGCGGAATAGGGGATTGTGTTCGTTCGGCAGAACGCCGGAGGAGGGGTGTGACAGGAATGTGTCGCACATCGTGGTACAGTGTGACACGAAGCGCAAAAACTGAACGGTTGTGACGATTGCGGGCGTCGTAACCTATTGATATTGCAAGTCTTTACCTAAGGGCGCATGATTTAGGTTCCAGCGCCGCAAGGTGTGAGAGTTCGAGTCTCTCCGTCCGCACCACCTTATAAATCAAGGCTTTACCAGCCTTAGATACCCCTCCTGTAGCACCGCTGGATTCTCGCTGTAGCGAGATTGTGACAAGCCCATATCGAGAACACTGACGGCATTTCGTACCCTGGCCGGTGCAAGATGCGCGTACTTCTCGGTCATCTGGATTGTCGAATGTCCCAGCAAATCACGAATCTCAATGAGCGGCACGCCGGCGGACACCAGCCATGCTGCACACGTATGACGCAAGTCATGGATCGTGAAGTCTGTTATTCCTGCCTTTATACAAGCGTTATCGAAACCCGTTGAAGGGTCGGCCACTCTTGCCCCGTTTTTCCTCGTAAATACCCATGGCGTTGTTGGGCAATATTCTGCCCGAACAGCCATCCTTCCTTTAAGTGCAGCCAAAGCCCCTTCATTAAGCGGGATACTTCTTCGCTTCGCGGCTTTGGTGTGCTCCCCGTCCAGATATATCAGCCGGTTGGCAAAATCGACCCGGCGCCATTCCAACCCCAGCATTTCCTCTTTCCGACAGCCAGTGTTCACGGCCAGCCGGATAAAGTCCTCGAGCATGTCACCGAATCGCTGCTTTCTCACAATCCGACACAGGCCGTCGACCTCTGCCCGGGTGATCCAGCGGACCCGACCCTCTGGCTCCTTCAGCTTTCGACCCTTGACCGGGTTCGGCAGCTTCCATTCCAGTTCCGTCACGCACCAGTTGATAGCGGCGGACAGCGCCGCCAGTTCGCGGTTGATGGTGGCCGACGACTTGCCGGCCTCCGTCCTGGTCGCCGAGTATTCCCGCACGTCCTTTCCCGAAAGCTCGTTCATCATCATCCCGGCGAAGTGCCGCTGCAGCGACTTGACCCTGAACTGAGTGGTCGCGAAGCTTTTCTGCGATGAAGCGGCATTGCCCAGGTACTGGACCATGACTTCCTCGAACGTCCTCGGCGGATCCACGCCCAATTCCTTCTGGCGCCAGGCCGCGCCGCGATGCTCCTGCTCTATGGCCTTGGCTGCTGCGTAGTCCTCGGTGCCAGCAGAGCGTCTAACGTACGTGCCATCTGCTGCGGTGAAACTGATCCACCAAGTTTTACCTCTTTTATAGGGCATACCTTCTCCTCGGGTACGCCGCCCGCGACCGGGAGGGTATCAGGGATACCGGCCTCGATCATCTGGACGAGCTTTTCGTAATGAACGCGCAGCGGGCCGAAGCCGCGTACGCAGGGGATCTTCCCGGCTTTTGCCAGGGCGTAAGCCGTCGTGCGGCCGATGCTCAACATTTCGGCCGCCTTAGCGATGGAGATCAACTTCATGCCGTCCTCCCAGCTTCGCGCTGCGCCTTATTCCAGCCTTGAATCCACTGCTGCTTGGAGCATGGAGACGTGTCGTTTTCCGTTTCGAACGGGTTCTGCTTGATGCTCGCGCCCTTGAGAAAGGCCGCATACCCCTGCTCGAACGGGTTGATCTTCTGGCCGTGCAGTTCTGCAGTTGCCATGTGTGTGTGCTCCATGCCGCGCGTGGCGGCAGAAGGTGGTTATAGGTCGGCGGAGTGTTTCGTGAGCATCGCCATCTTCTTGACGATGGTGTCAGCCCGCTTCTGCAACGTGCTCCACTGGTCATCAAGCTTTCGCCATCCGGCCTCAATGGCTTCGCGCTTGGAGGGGTAGAGCTCGGTTGTGAAGTAGGTCTTGCCCGTGGCGGTTTCGAAGTACCCGGGGTAATACCCAATCCTGACGAGTTCGATTTCTTTCGGCGCGTAGCCCGGCGTCAGCACCCAGGCTTTGCGGGGAAGGTCATTTTCGGACATGGCTTTGCCTCGCCCGCCGTTCACCGGCAGGCCGTAGGTGGATTGGGGTTAGGTGCGTTCGAGGTCGGTAGAGATAGCTTCGACCTTGATCCGGCCGACGATCTTGGTGCTGTCCAAGTGTTCCTTGAAAAGCCGATTAAGACGTCCAAGCGCGGCCTCGCTCGCTTGGTCATGGACCTGGCCGGTAGTGCAGTTGGGGCCCCAGCTACCGAGATTCGAAAGCTCGAGCGTGACCGTCACCTTGGCGCTTGTGGTTGTTCTTCCGCGTGGTTTCATGGCCTCGGCCCCCTGTATATCAGGTGTGCCATGTAGAGCAGGGGGAGGATCATGGCGTCACCTGTTCGCATCCGCACCGCGCCGGGTGGGCTTGGGGTTGTTGGCAGGCCTGCACATTCGCCTGGCGGCTGATCGCCGACAACGCAGCGTCAAGGCGGGTTACTGCTTTGTGCCTGGTCAGGCAGGTAACGCTGACAATGGTGACGCTCGAACCACCGCGGGCAGTCCATGACCCGTCCGGGTTTTGCTGAACTTCAATTACGTGGCTCATGACATCACCTTCAAGCCCTGGGCCTCGATCATCTGCTTTGCCTCGGCTCGGCGTATCAGCCAGTGGCCGTCGGTGTCGGTGTGATAGGCCTCGGGCAGTTCCACCACCAGGGCGGCGCGGGAGGCCTCCCATGCTAAACAGGCCAGCCTAAGCATTGGATCTGCAAAGCTTCCATCCTCGCGCTTCCAGGCCAGATTCTTTTCTGCCTGATCCCGTACGCCCTCACCGTACGACTGAGTCACCTCCGCCAAATACCATGCGGCGAATTTTTCGCGCATCTGTTCGCTCATGACATCACCACTGCAACAGAGAAGAAGATAGCGCCCCAGAGGCAGGCGCTTATGGCTGCGGCTTTGAGCATCATGGGGTCACCTGCTGATTTTTGATTTGAGTTCGAAGAGCTGCTGCTGCATTCGCAGCGCACTGGATGTCGGCGTGGTATCCGCCGTAGTGGACTTTCTTTTTCGCCCTGACCTGGACGAACCATCGTTCTTTCCTGCCGTCCCAATACACGCCACGAACACCGCTAGCCCCTCTTCCCGGCCCACTTGAAGCGGAGGCGAGGCGATATGCTTGGTTCTCTGCGTATGTCGCAAGGCGCAAGTTCTGCCAACGGTTGTCATCGCGCACAGCGTTTCGGTGATCGACGTGCATGTCTGCCGGTGGATAGCTGCCGGTCATGTACAGCCACGCCAGACGGTGGGCTTGATGCTTGGTTCCATCAATCGAGATCTTCACGTAGCCGTCTTTGTCGAACTGCCCGACCTTCGGTCGGCGCCGTCCTAGATGCTTGAATTGTCCGGTGTCCGGGTCATACACCACTTTTTCCAGCAGGCGTGCGTGCGTGAGTTGGCGCGTTTTCATGGGCGCACTCATCCTTGCCGCCATAGCGGCTGACTTTGAAGGGGGAGGGGTTACTGGATCGCGGTGGCTTCGAGCGCTTCGTCGATCTCTGGATATTCAGGGCGAGCCGGCGGATAGGCGGGAGCCTTCATCGCCTGATCGATGGCGTCGCGAAGGTTCTCGCTGTAGTTCTCGCCGATGACGCGCTCGCTTGGCTTGTCCATCCAGTGACCGACGATCTCGATGCTGACGCTGCTGTCGCCGGCATCGCCGTTTGGGCTGCTGTCGAAGCGCACGTCCCAGCAATTGGACTCCAGCGCATCCAGCCGGGCTTTGTCGCGCACCAGCTCATCAACCCGCTGATCCTGCACTGTGAGGCGCTGCTGTAGGGCTTGTTCGCGGCGTTCAGCAGCTAGGCAGCGCTCAGCTGCGTCGAGGAAGCACCGGGCGGCGTTGTCGAAGTCGCTGGCGTACACATATTCGCCGGCCGCACCTTTGAATCTGTAACGCTTCACGCTTTCCATACACCCTCCTGGGGCTTAACGCTGAATTTGTAGGCGACATAGGGAGCAGCTGCATTGAGAGCCAGAACGCCGATCAGAAGCCAGATCATGCGACCTCCTGAGATACCAGGTCGTGGGCGTTAACAACCGCCATGCCGAGGCGTTCAGCGATGTGTGCTTCAAGGCGTGCGCCTTTCGAGGTGTGCCAGCCGGGTAGCAGGGCCACGGTGTCGCACTCCATGAGCGCTGCAATATCTCGCCGCATGCAGTCGTTCCAGCTACCGCCGTCAGGGTTCAGCTCGGCGGGATTGGTGACGGTGTGTCCCGCTGCGCGCAGTTGAGCGGTCATCGCGTGGAAGGTTGGGAAGTTCAGTTCGGGCATGTCGGTCATGGGACCGCTGAGGTAAATTTTTTTCACAGAGAGACCTTGCCAGGGCATGCCCGGGCGGTGGAGTGGGGGAGTTACAAGGCCATTTCGGCTTGAGTTTCTCGCTGCCAGATCGGGCTGCTGTTGTGGGCCTCGATGCGATCGGCTATGACGTTGGCGCGCTGGCCGGCGGTGGGCGGGGCATACATGCCGAACCGGCTGATGCTGCCGCCGTTGATTGCTGCGTTCGTGGAATCAGCCGAGGCTAATGGCAGGTGCTGGAATATGGCGGGATCGAGCATCCGCAACCCGTGTAGCCGGCACATCGGTCGGCCCTGGTCGTCACAGACAGCGTCCATCGCGGCGCCCATCCGCTTCCACCATGATCCAGTGCCCGGTGTAGCCCATTGCCCAGAACTGCCCAGGGCAACCGTACGCCAGCACCTCGCCAGCCGCTGCAAGCGTTCAAGCGATTCGTGCAAGTGCCAAACAGGAACACCGCGAAGCTCCTCTGGCCACTGCCGGACAAGGTCATCGTTGGCCTCTTCGTCGCCGTCGATGATGTCGGGGATGAGCGCCCAGGTGAATCCAGGGTGTCGGTGCCAATCTTCAACCCAACGCGTGTATCCATCGACGTCTACCTGGCCGCCCTTCTGCCACGCTGTGAAAGCCCCGTTGTCGAAAACAAACGATTTGCATACCTCGGCGACAATCCCGAGATCGTCCTTGCGCGGGAACGGCACCAGCGCGTGCCGGCCAGCCAGGAACTTCGCGGCATCTTCGCGCTTACCGCCGACAGGCGTGCCGTGGTAATGAATCATCCATTGAGCCTCACTGTTTCGATTTCGAACCCTTGGTGCGTGGCGATGATGGTTTGATCGCCGCCCAGGGTCTCAGATAGCTGATCAGCGATCTGCTCATGCCAGCCAGTCTTAATGAGAGCGGTAGCCGTTTTGATGTGCTCGACGTGGATCATCGCCGGGGAGCGAACCTCCAGCTGGTAGACGATGGTTTCGCCATCCGCAGGGCAGACCGCTGCGAAGGTGTGCCGGTAAATATTCATGCGGGATCCTCGCCGGTTGGCGTGATTCGAGTTTGTGGGCTATTGGTTGATGGCCCGGCATGAGGCCGGATCAAGGCGTGTTGCTTGTTCCGCAGTTCCGGCAGTCTTCTCGATAGCGTTGCGCGTCACTGATGAACCGACCACAACCCTCGCAGTTGAACATCATCATGCGTGGCGGCTTCGGCTTGACCAGCTTGATACCGGTACCTCGCAGAGCCTCCTTGATGTTCACGTCGTCGCGCTCAACCAGGCGGCGGGCGAACTTGTCAATGTAGGGCTTGGGCCAAACGACGGCGCCAGATTGGCCGAGCTTTCCGATCCATGTGACGGTGTGGGCTCGCGGCACTACGACAGATTTCGATAGGTCGCTTGTGAAAACGCCGTCCTCACAAAGCCAAATCAGGTTGTTGCCGTTCCAGCACTGCGGCTTCTGGATGTAGAACTCGGCTGCGTCAGGATGCTGGTCTAGCGCTTCGCTCAACGTCACATACTGGCAGTCGACACCAACACGCGCCCGGGCATCGACATAGGCCTTAGGCCACGGGATGTCGGTGTCGCGGTGATCGCAGGCGCCGTCCTTGGTGAAGACCTGCGCCTTATCCAGGTCGGTGACGTATCCGGAGCCGCTGAATCCCCAGAACGAAAGGCCGTCGCCCACGTACGCGTGACTGCGGCTGTCTTGAAGGTAGAACTGATCGTCCATGGATTATCTCCAGTCAGGCGCTCGCCTCCGTGCCCGGATGCGCAGCGTGGGGTAGGGGTTATTCGTCGTTGCAGATGCGCAGGGATTCGCGCTGGTACGCCATGGTCAATTTTGCCGACACGTTTTCGGATATCAGGTATTCGTGCCGCGGAGCAGAAAGGAACTGAGCAGATCCTGCCGGGCCCAGGCCATGCAGATGGTGAATCATCAGCGTCATGGCCTCGCCCTGTTCCTCAATATCGTGCCAGGCCATCAGGTCGGCCAGGGCCTGGCGGGTGCCGGCCAGCGTGTGCATCCGCAACTCCTCTTCGCCGCGGCTCTTTCGCTTCGCCGCGGTCTTTGCTGACCGGTCTTTCTGAGCAGCAGCCATGGCTCACCCCTGATTTCTCTTGTCGAAGCAGGCCGGTTCAGGCCCTTTCCCGCTTTTCGGATAGTCGATACCGAACTTCTCCAGCAGCCTGTCGAAGTTCTTGTACGTGGCCTGGATGCTTTCCCGGGCCTGGTTCCGCGTAAAGCCGCGGGCCTTGAAGTCCCGGATAATTTCCGCCTGCCGAGCGTCCCGCGCCTCGTCGATCTTCCCGCCATTGCTGGGTCGGGTCTTGGCTGGCTGGAACTTGAACCCGCCCTTCGTCGCGAGTCTGTTGAGCTCCCGAAGTGGGAACCCGGTGCGAAGCACGGCCTGGGCATAGGTCATGGTCTTGGCGAGCTGACGGACGTATTCGAGCTTTTCGGCCCGCTCCTGCTCGCGCTTGATGACCCGCTCCTCCCGCTCAATGTCCCGCTGGGCCATTTTGTCGATCCACTTCTGTCTGGGCGGCACGGCCTTCTTCGGCTTGGCGACCTTCTTCCGTGGCGGCGGCTCATGCCGTGGCGGTGGTGGCTTGAAGGACGGTCCTTCCAGCACCTCAATAGTCCCTCCTTGATTCAGAAAGGCAGCTTTCGCCGCCTCCAGGCCGGCCTGGCGGTCATATCCTTGTTGGATGAGTGCGTCCATATCAGGCACCGTTTAAATGGTGATGAGGGGCGAAGGGGATGTCATCGTCGAAGCTGTCGAAGTCCGGCGGCGCTCCCTGCTGACTCTGTTGCGGCGCGGCTTGCTGCGGCCTGGGTTGCTGCTGGCGCTGGCCGGTGGGCCGCTGCTCGTTCGTGCCGGTCTGGCGGTGGGCCGGGGAGCCCAGCAGTTGCATTGTGCCGCGCATATCTACGTGCACTTCAGTGCTGTAGCGCTTGATGCCGTCCTTTTCCCATTCGCGGGTTTGCAGCTTGCCCTCGATGTAAACCTGGGTCCCTTTCGTGACGTACTGGCCGGCAATTTCGGCAACCTTCCCGAACAGGACTACACGGTGCCATTCGGTCTTCTCGACCTTCTGGCCGGTCTGCTTGTCGGTCCATTGTTCGCTGGTCGCCAGGCTCAGGTTTGTGATCGCGTTTCCGTTGGGCAGGTAGCGAACCTCTGGGTCCTGGCCGCAAGCACCTACCAGGATGACTTTGTTTACTCCACGGGCCATGGGGCCTCCTATGCGGCGATGCCGAGCACTTTGTTCATGCGCTCGTCGAGGATTTCGTAAAAGGTCTTCACCCGCTCAGTGAGCTTGCGAATCATTGCTTCGTCGCGGTGAGCGCGCTTGACGAATAGCGGCATGCCAGGCCAGTAGCAGATGAAGTCGATCCACTCTCGCTCCGATACCCACAGTCCGCCCTGGCACTGCGCTACGTGCTCTTTCGGTATCGTTCCACCCAGGATCACGTCGACCTGAAGTTTCGGCAGCTTGGTTTTGATCTCGGTCAAACCCTCTTCGCCGACCAGAGCGTCGGGCGAATAGCCAATGCCGTGATTGAGGATGATCCCGACCTCTGTCGTTTCCACTTCTTCGCTGTCGCAGTACAGGCGCCGGGCGACACCTTCTAACTCGTGCCCGCGCTCGGTATGGCGGTTGCCGGTGAACGGATCGGCCGCTTCCCCGGTAATACGCTCTCCAATCAGCGTATTCATGTAAGTGAAGGCGGCAACACCAAATCCAGCCTCGCCTTTGCCCTCGACCAGCAAGCAGTCCAACTCAGAGCAGGTAACTATGCCCAAGCGCAGCGCAAGCCATTCAGGAGTGCCCTGCGCTATATCGGTGATGACTTGCATGGCTCACTCCTGGGGCCGGCTTGCGGCCTTGCTGATCCGCGCTGACACTGCGTCGAATTCGGATTTGAAGACGTTCGCTGCGCACCCATACTTTGCGGCGAAGTTATCTTGCAGCACCTGGCTGCACTTCTTGAGCATGGCGTCGAGTTGGGCGGCCTGGTTGGCGGTGATGACTGGCTCAGAGGGCGGCGGGGTGTTCCCGTCGTTATCTTCATTCACCGTGACCACGTTGAAGATATCCATGGTCAAGTACCGACGACCGTAGCTGTGGGTAGAGCCGTGGGCGTGAACGCCGGTTTTGTTTGCCTTACCAGCGATGCCGGCTGCGTCCAGCGGCAAATCCATCATGTAGCGCTTCGTGTGGCCCTGCTCGTGCATCACGTCACAGACGATTCGGACGTGACCAGCAAGAGGCGAATCATCGGTACCGAAGGAAAGCGAAAAACCTTCGTCGGTATACTCGGGGCTGATCTGCTGATCGATATCCTCGAGCTTTGCATAGTTGCTGCTGGTCTGGGCGTTGAATGCCCTCTTCGCAACTGGCTTGATCCGGCGCTGCGCGCGCACCATTGCCGCATTGAATGCCGCCGATGCTTGACGGTCCACGAACCGCTCATGCATCTGCATCAACCGCTCCATCTTGTCCACGTCGACCGTCGGGTCAGCGGCGGCGCGCTGGATCATTTGGATCATCATCGCCGACTCGGTGGCCGGCGCCACACCCGATGGCGCCTCAACCCGCTGGACGTCGGTTTGCCTTTCGGCAGTGGCTGCTTGGCTCATGGGAACCTCAGAAGTTTATGGTGATGTTTGGGACTTCGCGGCGGGCGATCTTCAGGACAATGGCCTTTGCCAGCTCTTCGGTGATGTTCAACGACATCAGCGCCTCTTTGGCGGCGCCCATGATTTTCACCTTGTGGGCCTGGTCGGCTTCGCGGATCTGCTGTTGGCGGATGATTTCGTCCGCTGCGGCTTTCTGGCGGGCGACTTCGGCTGCTCGGGCATCTTCTGCTGCCTTCGCCGCGCGCTGGTCGGCGGCGATGCGTTCCTGCTCGGCGCGTTGCTCTGCCGCAATACGGTTGGCTTCGGCCTGCTCAGCTGCTCGCTGGGCTTGCTCGGCCTGCAACTGGAGCTGGAGACGCTGGCGTTCGGATGCATCCTCGGCATCACGGGCGGCTTGCTCAGCGGCGAGTTGGACGGCTGCGGCTTGGTCACGCAGCTCCTGCTCGCGGCGTGCCGCTGCATCGCGCTCGGCCTGAGCCCGTTGCTCGGCTTGGAGCCTCGCCTGCTCAGCAGCTACCCGGGCAATCTCTGCATCCCGGTCGCGCTGGGCCTGGGCCTCTGCCTCGGCACGCAGGCGGACCAACTCGGCCTGCTCGGCTTCGTACTGCTCGCGCTTTTCCAGTGCCGCCCGAAGCGCGGCCAGCGTGCCCGCCTTCAATCGAAGCGCCTCGGCTTCGTACTCGCCCAACCACTCGCCATCGATCACGATACCCTCGAAGGCTCCGATGCTGATCTTCAAGTATTCGGAGTCAGCGGCGCTGATGATCTGCGGGTCCAGGCGCAATTCTGCAACCCAGGCTTCAATCTCCAGTTTCTTGGCGGCCTCTGCCTCTTCCCAATCAGTCAGCGGCTTGCGGATCTCATCACGCAGAGCATCCGCCTCGCGCACGAATTCCCGCAGTTCCGCCTCGATGATTTTGGGCAGCTCCTTGATGCTGCGCAGGTACTCGCGGCCAGGCTTCTCGACAGCAACTTTCCGCTTGCTGACCGTGGCCGCCAAACTTGCGATGCGCTCACGACCCTTGCGGGTGGATAGATCCGGGACCTCTCCGCAAACCTCGTCCTTGATCATCTGAATGAATGGCTTGAGGCCGTTTTGAACGTAAATCGCTGGAGCGTTCTCGTCGCTGATGTGGTCAATGGTGATGACTTGCTGTTGTGCGGACACGGGGATTCCTTGCCGCGACGTGCGCAGCGCTTGAAGGTGTGAGTTAGGAGGTGATGCGATCGGCGAGGGCGCCAAGCAACATCAGGAAAGTGCAGAAGGTGATGGCCGAGAACGACCCGCGCCAGATAAGGAAGCGCCTGGCTCGCTGACGGGCAGTCACCGAAGCACCTGCGAAAGCTGAGGCGGCTGGCATACCCCGCGCCACTCTTGCTGGGTCATGTGGTCGAGCATCATCAGGAGAACGGCGGTGCCGAGGATCCAGTACATGGCTTTCATTGTCTGGCCCTCACCGCGATGCGTCCGCCCTTCATCGTCACCGACAGAGGCACGTTCAGATCCTTCACCAGATCCTCGCGCTTGCGGCCAATTACCTCATTGAACGGCAGGCCGAAGCCGAGGATGGCGATGCGGCGTTCCAGGTCGTCCATCTGTTCGTCGATCAGGGATTTCACGATTGGGGTGGACATGACGACTCCTTGCGCCGGTCAACGATCTTGTTGAGGCGCCCGCAGTAGTGGTTGAATTCTTCGATGGTGATGCGGTTGTCGAGCATCATTTCGTTGATTGTTTTCTGGATCATCACCGACCAACAGGCCGGCGTTTCTGGATCCTCAAGGGTTTCCAGTTCCTCGCCGATGAGGACGTGCGCGCTCATGGTCACAATGAATCGTCCTCTGCCTGGGCGATCAGGGCGTCATCAGCAAGAGGGCTGAGTAAGCGCCTGGCAATGACTCGCAGCCGTTCCTTTGGGTCTGGCACGGCCATCAGGTCAAACGCCCCACCTCGAGCCACAGAGCTGCCCACGATAACGCCAATGATCATTTCGCCAATGGCGCTTGGGTTTCGGCAGGTGCTGCTAATCGCGAACTGCTCGACCTCTTCGGCGAACCGCTTGAAGGTTACGCCCTGCTGCGAATGGCCCTGACGCTTGAACTTCACGTCGCTGCAAAAATCAACGAGCTGCTCGACGGCGTTTTCAATCCACTCAGCCCGAGCTACCTCCCGAGGGCTCTCGCTCACCATCGGAGGCAACTGCGCGTCGTGCATGGCCTGACAAATCTTCAATGCAAGGTTCATAGTTGCCTCCAGGGTGGCGGGTCAGTCGTGGTAGCTGATAACGCGATCGATGCTGTGAAGCTCCATCACATCGATGTGCTCAATTTCCTCAATGGTTTCTACGAACTCACTGAGGTTGCCGTTTCTGTCGAGATCGACAATTGCCCACTCAACAACGGTTCGAGTGATCTTCGCTTTGACGCGGCGCGGCTTTATGGAATCGCTCATGGCGACCTCCAGTTGGCGTTATTCGGGTTTGCGTTCAGGCTTGATGATGTCGTCACCACCAAGCGCCCAGCCCAGTGACCAGCATCGCTCGCAGGGTTCCTCACGGACGTAGCAGCCACACTGGGAAGCCTCTTCCTCAGTCCAGCCAACCTCCTTTTCAACTTCTTCGACGGTCCGCATGGCGACCTCCAGTGTTTGGGGTTAGGCGTCGATCTCGACTTCAGTGATTTGGAACTCGGCGTCAGGTTCGTCATACGCAAAGGTTTCACGGAACGCGTCTGCCAGAGTCGAGACGCCCACCGAAGTGCTGCAATCAATTCCCGTGGCGGCATACTCGGCATCTTCTCGATCATCGAAGCCAACACACTCGCTGCCTGGCACATTCCAAACCAAGTAAATCGTCTTCATGACTCTCTCCATCTGGTTGATCCAACAAATTCCGGCTGCACACGATCCTTCCGCTGGTTGCCGTTGGGCGCGGTGTCATGTGCATGCGGGATTGGTCGGGGAAGTGAAAAGGCCCAACTGGACAGAAAGGCCTTTTCGATGCAGTGGCTTTCAATATTTGGAGCGGGACAGCGCGCGCCAGAACGAACGCCGACCCTCAGTACATCGCCAGCGCTCACGAGTGAGGCGCAGTGGATCGGTTGGCAGGCCGTCATCAGGTGGCGGTTCTGGCCGCGCATGGCTGAGCGCTGCGCCGATCAGGAACAGTAGGAGCATGGTGGTCTCCGGTTGGGATGAGTGCCGGTCTTTCCCGGCTGTCACGGCGCTTGTGCCAGATCAAGGTAGCTCGCCAATACCAGGTTGGCGCTGACCCTGCGCAATGCGGGTTGAGCTATTCGCCGGTTGATGCAGATGCCCGGTGCTGATCTCCGGGTTGGGTGTGAAGTGTCAGGTTCAACCGAGCCGATCAACCGAAGTCCGTCGGCGCCCCACTTGCGAGCCTGCGTCGTTGCCCATCAGCCTGGGCGTGCATCCGCATCGGTGAAGTGATTCGCGAGGAGCTACCTCTGGCATTGCCTGCGCCGCGTTCTGTACGGCGTTCTCAGTGGCTGGCCCCATTACGAGTGGAGTGCCTTGCTTTGCTGAATCACTTCCCGATGCGCTCTCATAGAGAGGATCGGGCAGTTATGCTGCGAACAGCTCCTGCTGCTCTGGCTGTGGGGCGCAGCGCTGGAGCCCGGCACGAATGGCTGACTCCAGAAGCTCGGCGTCTTGCTCAAGCTCAGGGAAGACCCCGGCGAACTCGCGCACCGCACTGCGAATTGCAGTCGCTTCACGCTGAAGTGTTGGGATCACGATGCTGCGCATGTTGCCGATGGTGCTGATGTCGTGACTGCACTCCCGGCAAAGCCGGATGTAGTCGAGGATGTATTTGGGCATGTCGCGTCCTCCAGGTTGCTTGGCTTTCAAATACCTCCCGGGGTGTGAGAGGCATTTGTAAAGCCAGATGGCCGACCTGAAACAGCAGGGAGCCATCTGTACCCGGTCCCGCTACTGGCGACAGACCGGGCTTGCTGCATCAGCGATGTTGGCCAGTTACCCGCCACTGATTGCAGGGCTGGCCGGTCGTCTTCGTGGTTTGGGCGTTGCGCTTCCTCCCCCCCGCCTCAATCAGCATCTATAGGCGTCGGATCAAAGGTCCTTACAACATGCACGCTGCAGCGCGTTGTGCCCGACTTAGTGGGGCAGGGTGCATGAGGTCCGGCGTTCCCAGCCGAGGCTATCGGGATCGCTAATTCTTAAATCAGGTAAATCTTGCTGGCCTACGGATCTATCCAGCACCCCACATTGCCTAGGGTTTAAGTCGCTCTCATCGCCCGGAGGCGGCGACCGATGCCCAGCTATTTGCCTCAAGCTGGCTCGGGATTCTTTCTCTCCGACCGCGAACCCTGTCCGCCGGAAAACTGTATTTGGTGCTTTACGCTGCACACCCGGGTCAGTTGCCAACCCTCTGAACCGTTAAGGCCGGTTCATCGCTGCCTTTGAATCTGGGCCGGTGGTGATCCGGCAAGGGGTATCGCTAAAGAGCGGCGGGTCTGTTGAGGCCCTGGCGCCTCGGTGTTCTGTGGCGTTGAACAGAATTTAGCTTGCTGCTAAACATCCGTCAACAGCTTCCTGCTAAATAGTTGCGAAAAATTTAGCAGGGGGATAAAAAGAAGACGTGACTGGTCCTAGCCAGTAAGTGAAAAAATTCCGGCTAAACGGAAAACGACGGAGGTTTGCGATGGCTGGTGTGAAGGTTCGGGCGGCTGTAGAGGCCAGATGGGGTGATGATCAGGTAAAGGCGAGCGCTGCCAGCGCAAAGGAACTTGCCGCTCTGGCTGTCAGGCTTCTGGTGGAGGATGTCGGTACGGAGGAGGCGAGAACGCTCATTCGTGATGAGCTTGGAGCTTACAAAGCGGACTATGGCGGCGCCGGGGTAGACCAGCGACCCGCCAAGAAGGAGGGGTAGTTAAAGCGTTCGGCCGCGACCGCGAGTTGGGCGAATGGTCGACCACCAGAAAACGAACCCGATGATGCGAATCGACTCCGCCACTTCCTCAGCTGAGTAGATCTCGTCGGGATGCTCGTCCGAGTTCTCAGATCGAAGACGAAGGCCGCCGCCCGGCTGCCGGTAAAGGTACTTCACCCGCAGCATGCCACCATGCTCGATGGCATAGATCTCGCCGTCGATGATGTTCGTAGTTCCCCTGTCGATCCCCACCGTCGAGCCGTCCAGGATCAGCCGTGACATGCTGTTTCCGGCCACTGTAGCTGCCATGGCATTGGCCGGCTCGACGCCAGCGTCTCGAAGGGTTGACCTTGAAAGTCGGATGCAGCGCCCAGGTACGGGCTGAACGGATGTCGCCCCGCCTCCCGCTGAAATCTCGACTTCCTTATAAAGAGGCACTTCCACTTCCTCACTTTCCAGTGGCGTCTCGCTATCCCAAGGGGAGATATCCCCTATCAGGTTCAAGTCGCTTTCCCTTGGTATCGGCAGGCGCACGACGTTGTTTAGCGCTGAGTTATCGGCCTCGTCATGCACCTGGTCAAGCCAGCCATGAGGCAGCAACTCTGCCGCCTCAATCCGGCGAGCCATGACGTCGCCCAGGCTGCGCGTCGGATTGTCCGACAGCATCTGGCTCAGATAGGAAGGAGACGTACCCCAGAGCTCGGCGCACACAGCCTTCGATCTCCCCTTCAAGAGCTTGATCACGTTTGTTCGGCGAATCGATTTTATATCCATGCCGACAGGATTACAGCCCGGCGCTAACTTTGAAATATACAAGTGGCTAAACTCCTGCTTGCCATAACTTTAGCAGTGCGCTAAATTCTCCTCGTATCCAAAGGAGAATCCTCATGTCCACCCAAGTTCGAGACTGGCTTAACAGCCACACAGACGAGGAGCGAACCGCTCTGGCGGACTCCGCCTGCACGTCTGTTGGCTACCTCTGGCAGCTTGCCGGTGGCCATAGAAAGGCATCCGTAGAGCTCGCCGCACGCCTCAACAAGAGCAGCAAAGGCGTACTGACCCTTGAAGGTATGCGCCCGGATCTACACGAACTCATTTCCCAGCCTAAGCGTCGGCGCACTGCCGCCTAAACAACTCCTCATCACGAAAGGAAACCACCGATGTACGCAGACCAATCCCACAAACGTGACATGCCACGGAAGGTTCGATTCAACAAAACGCTCGACCGAATTCTCGTCAGGGCCGCTGAGCGCGCTGAGATGCAGCACGCCACCTACCTCTACGAAATGATCGAGTGGGCCGTCGAGAACGGCGCAATCGAAGCCTTGAGCAAGGACGACCAGAAGTCTAGCGCGGCCTAGGGGCCCTATGGAGGTCTTGTGCCTGAAATTGATTACGAGAGCCTGGCCAGCAGCACAAAGGTCAGGATCGCTGCTTTCGCCCTGAAGAAAGGGCTGAGCATTGAGGAAGCACTCGAGGCGATTGCCATCGAGTTTTTGGCAATGGGAGGTCCGGCAATGATCGGAAAGCCGAAAGGGCAAGTGCACCAATTGTTCCCTAAAGAGGGCCTGAAGCTCGTCCCTAAAGAGGGGCTCAAAAGTGACAGCTGACAAACAGCAGGCGAAAAAAAACCACCTGGCCGGGTGGTTTTCCGCTGCATACATCAAAAGCATCTGTGAGGCTGATTATGCACAGTTCAACTAATGCAGGCAATACCCCGACCAATGTCGCGACACGATTCGCCGGATCTGAAAACGTGTCGCGGATAGTTTCTACCATCGATCTGCGCGACATGATCAACGAAGCTCGCCAGCAGGCCGGAGAGCCAAAGGTTCGCAACGACCACTTCCTTTCTCGGGTCGAGGACGAGCTGGGTGAGGATATGGAAGGGGTGCAAAAATATTTCACCCCCCTGCACGGCAACCAGGTCGCCACTTACGGCCTGACCCTTGATCAATGCATGCTGGTTGGTATGCGCGAGTCCAAGGCGGTGCGCCGCTCCGTGCTGAGGAAGCTCAAGGAGCTGGAAGGCCCCAAGGTACTTGCGACCCTGCCGGACTTCTCAAACCCAGCCGCTGCCGCCCGTGCCTGGGCCGAGCAATTCGAACTCCAGCAGGCAGCCAGTCAGGCCCTTGTTGAGGCCGCTCCGAAGATTGCCTTCGTTGAGCGCTACGTCGAATCGACCGGCCTCAAAGGATTCCGCCAGGTCGCCAAGCTGCTCAAGGCCAACGAATCGCGCTTCCGCGAATTCCTGCTCGACAAAAAAATCATGTACCGCATGGGTGGCGAGTGGCAGGCCTACCAGCCTCACATCGACGCAGGGCGCTTTGAAGTTCGCGCCGGTACCAGTGACAGCGGTCACGCCTACAACCAATCCAAATTCACCCCCAAGGGCGTCAACTGGGTTGCTGGTCTGTGGGCCCAACACAATCTCAAGGGGGCCCAATGATGGCCAGATCCAGAAACATCAAGCCGGGGTTCTTCTCGAATGAACACCTGGCCGAACTCGACTTCGCCACTCGACTCCTTTTCATCGGCATGTGGACCGAGGCTGACCGTGAGGGGCGCCTGGAAGATCGTCCGCGCAGGCTGAAAATGGCTCTGTTCCCGGCTGACAACGTGGACATCGAGTTCATGCTGAGCGGCCTGGAGTCTTACGGCTTCATCCGTCGCTATGTCACTGACGGATGCCGAGCCATCCAGATTGTGAGCTGGGCAAAGCACCAGAACCCTCACGTCAAAGAGGCTCAAAGCACTATCCCTGCTGAGGTTTTCGAGCCAGCACCAGACTGGTACGAGGAAAGCACCGGGCAAGCACCATGCGAGCACAGTTCTTTCCCGGCTGATTCCCTCTCTCTTGATTCCCTCTCTTCTGATTCTGGATTCCCGATTCCCGCTCTTCCGATCGAAGATCAAAATCTCTTGCCGGTCGCTTCCGCTCGGGCGGCGTCGAACGTGAAGGTCCTGAAGCCCAAAGCGGCACGGCAGAAGACTGATGCCCAGATCGCCAACACCAACACCTGGGATGCTTACACGATTGCCTATCTCGAGCGCTACGGGGTAGAGCCCGTACGAAATGCGAAGGTAAACGCGCAGATTGCCCAGCTGGTACAGCGGCTGGGGGCCGAAGAGGCGCCGCAGGTCGCGATGTTCTACGTGACCATCAACGACTCCTTCTTCATCCGCAGCTCCCACGAACTGGGCTTGCTGGTCGCTAGGGCCGAAGGAATTCGAACCCAGTGGCTCACGGGACGCCAGGTGAACGCCGTCACCGCGCGCCAGATGGAGAACACCCAGGCGAACCTCAACGCCGCCCAGGAAGCCAGCCGCAGCATTTTGGAAGGAGGACAGGCCAATGCTTTCCTACGCCGAAACCGCTGAGCTGAGCATGGCCATCTGCGCCACGGCTGAAACCCTTGGGCAAACGCTCAGCGCTCCGGCCGCCAAACTGATGGCCGAGGATCTGGCCGAGCACCCAATGGACGCCATCGCCAACGCGCTGTGGGCCTGCCGCCGTGAAGTCACGGGAAAGCTGACCCTGGCCGCCATCCTGCAGCGTGTCCAGGCCGCCGACGGGCGCCCGGGCAAGGATGAGGCCTGGGCCATCGCCATGACCACCAATGACGAATACGAAACCGTGGTGCTGACCGATGAAATCCAGTTGGCCCTGGCCGCTGCCAAGCCTGTGCTCGACGCTGGCGACAAAATCGGCGCAAGGATGGCCTTCATCAGCGCGTACGAGCGTTTCGTGGGCCAGTCCAGGGAAGACGCCAGACCTGTCAACTGGCACGTCTCAGTGGGCTTTGACGCCAACCGCCGCATCCAGGCCGTCAACAAGGCCATGGAGCTCAAGCGCATTCCCCGCGAGCACGGCCAGAAGTACCTGGCTGACCTGAGCGTCGAGCCGATCACCGAAGACGGCCGCGCTATCGCCGGGCTGCTAACCGGAACCGTTACCCGGCCGGCACCAGCTCTGCGCGAAAAGCTGCATCTGGTGAAGTCCTCGATGCTGGAAATGCGAGCGGCCAGCGCTGAGAAGAAGGACGAAATGCGGATTGAAGCGGCAAACGAGTTGGCAGATCGCCGGGCTCTGCTGCTCAAGCAGGCGCAGGAATTGGAGTCACGACCATGAAACGAGCAAACCCAGCACAGCTACGCCAATCTCTTGAGATAGCGCCAAAGACAGTCATGGTCGAGCGTCACCGGTACGTTTCCGACTGGTTCGAGTGCGACAAGATCGAAATGGACATGGAGCACACCACATACGAGTTCCAGTATCGCTTCGGTCCTGATTGGTATCTCGAAGCCAAGCGTTACGACCCAAGCACCGAGATCTGGGCAGCCGTCGAATGGTCGCGTGGAAACTCGTTCAACCTTGCTGACCCTGCCAGCGCTTTGGCAGCTCTGGGCGGTCGAGTGACGAAATTCACTTGCATCAGCGCCGGAATGCAATTCCACAAGGCTCTCGCCGAGCTTTTCGCTCGGGCAGAACAAGTCAAATCCCGGGAAGCGAGTCAGGCCGCTGAGCGCCTGGAGCGTATGGCGTTGATCGCGGAAGCGCAGGAGAAGCGGATATGAGCGTGAACACCGAACTGAAGTGTGCCGCCGAGGCGGTTATCGCCATGAACTACCCATGGGAACACACCGTGCGTGATGGTCGATTGGGCAAGACCAGCACGGAATATGCCCGCTTGGCGCACCCAGCAAACATCCTGACCCTGATCGCCGATAACGAGCGGCTGGACAGGTTGATCATCTTGAACAAGGTAATCAGCGATTCCTTCCGGGCCGAGCGCGACCAACTCCGCGCCGAAGTCGCCGGACTCAAAACCGGCTACCAAGCCTACGAGCAGGTGAATGCTGAGCTGAAGGCTGAGAACGAACGCCTTTCCGCATCGCCGGAGCGCCAGATCATTCGGGCAGTCGTTACCGAAGCTGTGAAGGGAATTGCCGAAGCGGCAACAGCAGACGCCAAGGCCGGGACGCTCAAGGAAATTGAGCAGCTCAAGGCTGAGTGCGGAGCGCTGCGCAAGGATGCCGAGCGCTATCGGTGGCTTCAGCACGGACACAGCGGGCACGTCGAAGTAGTGGAATGGATCGGGCCGCATGCCGCGGGAATGATCGGTGATGATCTGGACGCGCTTGTCGACGCCGCCATGGGCAAGGGAGAGCAGTCATGAGCCATTACAGATTTTTATGCTGGCTCTACGGTGCGGGATTTGCTCTGGTCTTCCTGATGCTGCAGGTGGCGATCAGTCAGCGCGACGAGGCTCGATCTGTCCGCGCTCGGCTCGGCACTGATGAGCTGGTGTGCAAGGTGGTCCGCCATGACTGACAAAATCTCCGTCAACTGCCAGGCCAAGCTGTCCGAGGCCATCACCCGGCTCAGCGCTATGTTCCGCGACAAGAAGTTCGTGGTGGTCTCCCTGCGCCCAGGCAAGGACCGAACCTTGGACCAGAACGCCTTGTGGTTCGCGATGTACAAGCGGATATCCGAAATGACTTCAATTGGTGATCCGGCCGACGCCCGCCGGTACTGCAAGCTGCACTTCGGTGTGCAGATACTGCTGAACGAGGATTCAGGATTCCAGGCTGCTTGGTACCGGGTCATGCGCCATCTGCCCTACGAGGAGAAGCTGGCCTTGATGGGCGAGCACAAGTTGTTTGGCCCGGATGGCTTCCCGGTCACCAGTCTGCTCAATCGCGCCCAGGGCATTCAGTACACCGACCGCATGGCCGCGTACTTCACCGGCCAGGGCGTGGTGTTCTCCGATCTGCTGAGCGAGGTGGCGGCATGAGTATCGTCAAGCACGCATGGTGGGCAATCCGCTATGGCGAATGGAGTGTTGGTTGGGATTCGAGCTGGGGCAGCAAGCCAGGCGAGTCTTTCCTGTACTGCAAGCCGATGTACTACGACGGGTACCACTGCTATCTGCGGGTTGGAAAGTTTTGGTGCGGGGTGAGCTACTGATGGCAATTCAATCGAAGCCACCCCGCGCCAAGAAGTGCCGCGTCGCTGAGTGCGGGGCCTCATTCGTCCCGGCTCAGCCATTTCAAACCTGGTGTTCGCCTGACTGTGCAGTAACGATCATCCGCCAGCGACAGGAGAAGCAGCGCAAGTCGTTCGCCCAGCGCGAGCGCCGAGACATCAAGCTCCGCAAGGAAAAGCTCAAACCCCGTGGTGACCATCTGCGCGAAGCCCAGCAGGCTTTCAACGCATACATACGAGCTCGGGACCAGGCCGCCGGCCACCTCTGCATATCCAGCGGCAAGCCATTGGACTGGAGCGGCAACGCGGTGGATGCAGGCCACTACCGAAGCGTTGGCTCCGCGCCGCACCTCCGCTTCGACGAGCGCAACTGCCACGCCCAAAGCAAACAGGACAACCGATTCCTCTCGGGTAACGCCGTGGATTACCGGATCGGTCTGATCGCGCGCATCGGCCAGGAGGCGGTAGACGCCCTGGAATCCGACCAGGGCGTGCGCAAGTACACCATCGACGACCTGAAGGCCATCAAGGCCGAATACCGGGCCAAGACCCGCGAACTGAAGAGGGCTGCAGCATGATCTACCCAAGCATACTGAACGCAGTTGTCTCGGCCCTCGCGGCTGAGGCCATCGACAACACCAGCAAGCAGGCGTGGCAGAAGCTGTACAACTCTGCCGACGAGGAGGCGAGTGGTGATATGGCAACACTGGTTCGCTCCCGCGGCGCCGACACCATCGACCGTACTCAGGTGGACTGCTGGGTGTCCGCCCGCCTGCATAGCGCCCTGGAACAGAAGCATTGGGATGCGCTGGTGGCGAAGTACAGCACCCACAAGGGGCGCAAGGTGCAAGCCATCGCGGCGTTACAGGCCCTGATCAGCACCCCGGCACCGAAGTTGTTCCTGTTCAAGGCCACCACCGCCTGGGCTATTCCGCAGCTGAAGGGGGCACGGCAGAAGGTGGTCACGTCGGTATCGGTCGAGATTCCGCTGGACGCGCCGGCGTGGCGTCGCGAGTCGATGGTGAGGGCGGCGGTGGCTGCCGGCCAGGCCAAGGCGAAGAAGGACGGGACCCGATCCGCCGACATGATCGTGCTGAAGGATAGCTTCTACGACATGAACACATGGGACAACGACGGGACCCCGGAGTCGACCCGGCGCCGGTGGAGGCAGGATATTGGCAAGGATGCTGACGCCCTGGTTAACCAAGCGCTGGCCCATGCGGAAGAGATATTGGACGCGGAGGGGTTGTTGATTGGCAGGGCTGCGTGATTGCCTGTTGACATCAGTGAGCGAATGAGCGAAATTATCTCCATCCTGTCATTCCTGCGTGTGTAGGACTGACTAAAAATAACCCGGCCACTGCGCCGGGTTTTTTATTGGACGGCTTTCTGGGCTATCCTCTAAGCCCTGAGAGTTTTTATATGGGCTGGGGGAGCAAGCTAATTGACCAGGTACATTTTTGTTGATAGCTGCGCCTTCGATGAACTCTTCAGGCACGGTATCGAGCCAAAGGAAATTGACTCCTCAGAGTTTCAGTTCTTTGTCACGGGTGAGGTTTTGAAAGAGCTCAGTAATATTCCTGAGCGACCAGAAGAGCCTGGTAAGAAGGCGTTTATTGATCGGATATCCAAGAGCGGAGAAATACCCGAGAGAGGTTATTTCGGTTTTGGGCCGTCATCCTATGGCTTTGGCAGGGGATTTCTGGCAGATCTTTCGCAAACGGATTATCTGGAATCTACCAAAGACCAGCTTGGGGAACCGAGACGATCCGGGGCTCCAAAAAACTCTACCGACAGACAGCTTCTTTCGCATGCCATTGTGTTTGCAGTTCTTACCAATGAGCCAACCCTCGGCAACAGGGTCCTAATGGATAAAGCTATCGAGCGTGGAGCAACGGTTATTCGAATGCGGGACTTCGATCCCAAGGCTGAAGGGTTCATTCAATTTTTGAGGCGGCACTTTCCCAATGAAAGTGTTGCTTGATATGGCATAACCCGGCAATAGATCCGGGTTTTTTATGCCTCGAATTCACCTGTAGCCAGGACAGCCCTCGGGACGACCTGGACGCCGATTAGCCGGACAGTACGGCGTACGGAAATAACACCGGCAGCCCGCGCACCTTGACCTCACATGCTTTCCGGGTGGCGCGAGACTTGAGCGGCGAGATCGATGCAATAGGGCGTCGACGCTGTGATGGTCTGCGGCAGACAGCGGGAAAGACTGCGCACCTATTCAGGGCCTCTGCACTCGCAGGGGCTTTTTCTTTTGGGCAATGCCCAGGCCGACGCAGGCCTCTTTTCTTCCACGGTACCGCCCATGACTGAAGTCTCGCGTATTGCAGACAGCACGACATTCAAGGTCGTCGTCCCGGTCCTGCAAACGATCCTGTCAGCCGGTGCCATTGGTGCCTTCGTCTACGTGGTCGGTTCGCTCGGATCACTCCAGATGCAGCTCGCCGCCTACCAGACCAACCAGGCCCTAATCGGGCAAAGGGTGGATTCTTTGGAGCGGTCCAGGGAGTCGACGGACAAGTTGGTCGATTCCCTTCGCGTGAACACCCAGCGCCAGGAGTTCAAGATCGACCAGGTAGGGGAGAGCCTGAAGGCCCTCGTCCAAACAGGTAGACCGAAGTGAATCGCCTGCTGATCGTCCTCATTCTGCTCACAGGCTGTGCGCACAAGGAAGCGATCCAGGAACCACCGAAGGTTCAACGCGTCACCGTACACCGATATGTCAGCGAACAATGCCAGCCAGGCCAAGAAGAGCGCCTACGCGAGGCCCTGAAAAGTGCCCGAGAGTGGAAGCGCTATGCCGAAAGCCTGGAAAAACTGCCAGCAGCGAAGACGACCCATGAAATTGATCCCTGAATGGCGGAAGGCCTGGCGCATGACGAGCGTGCAATTGGCGATTGTCGGCGTAGTGCTCAATGCTGCCGCAACGGGCTGGTCATCGTTTCAGGGGCACGTCGACCCAATGGTCTACGCCATCGTGAACATGGTGCTCGGCATCGCGGTAGCAGTGTCCAGAGTGGTCAAGCAGCCAAAGCTCGCCGATCAGCCGGAACAGCCCGAGTAAAGCGCGACACGTTTCGCGCATCAGCAAATTGTGTCGCGACACTGGAGAAAAGCATGGGCGATAAATCAGGCGAGCACGTCCACTGGGGCGACGATGGCCGAGGGCAGCGCGAAGTATTTCTGGACGGTGAGCGTATTGACTGCGTGACCTACTGCGACACGAAGGCCGGGGTCGCTGTGGTTGCCGATATGCCTCTGCGGTGCACTGACGGCAAGCACATCGACTACCGCCCTGTGTGGGGTGAGATCAACGTGATTTCCCTGGAGGGCGCATGACCAACGTAACCCGCCTTCGCCACGCGCTCCCGCTGAGCCAGGACATCAACAAGGCCCTGACCGATCTGGATGCCGCGATTGCCAAAGCAGTAGACGCCGCCAAGTCTGCCGGACTGCCCCAGGGCCTGATCGTCGCTGAGCTCCATGGGCACGCCCACGCACAGACCCACCAGATGGTGACCGCATGACCGCAGAAATCCATGACATCGCCGACCAGCGTCCGCATCTGACGGTAACGGCTGAAGACGGTGTCCACGTACTGCCGTGTGACCTGGTGCGCTCAGTGATCGCGGGCGACAAGCCGTCCGCCACCCTGACCGAGCCGGTTCTGCGCCGAATCATTGAAGAATGGTTCCAGAGGGTAACGGCATGACCGCAAAGCTGATTGACTTCAAGCGCGAGGGCTGGCGCGATGCCGCCAAGACCCTGCGCAAAATCGCTGATGACCTTGATGCTGGCGAGCACCCTGAATGCACGGTTGGAGCATTGACCCTGATCGGCCCGAAAGGCGAGGTGACTGTATTTGGGCTGGGGCCAAAGTGTGACGACCTGCAATGCTTGGGTGCTATGCGCCTGGGTGAGCAGAAACTGATTGATGTGCTGCTGGATATCGACGACTAAGGAATTCCTATGGCAACCAAGCAACCCGACTGGGAGCGCATCGAACAGCTCTTCCGGGCCGGACTGCTCTCCGTTCGCGAGATAGCGGCAGCCTGCGGCGTGTCTCACACCGCGATCAACAAAAGAGCAAAGGCTGAAGGGTGGGAGCGAGACCTCAAAGCCAAGATCAAGGCCAAGGCAGATTCACTGGTTTCCAAACGAGAGGTTTCCAGCAAGGTTTCCACGGAAGCGCTGGCAACCGAGCGTGGAATCGTAGAGGCCAATGCTGAGGTCATTGCTGACATCCGCATGGCACATCGGACTGACATTGGCCGGTCTCGTCGCTTGGCAAACAAGCTGCTGGATGAGCTGGAGTCGCTGACCGATGAGCAGGGGACCATCAAAGATCTGATTGCCCAGCTCAAGGAAGGCGACTCCGATGACGGCGATGCAATGTCCGACATGCTTGCCCTCGCCAACAAGATGGGCGCATTGCCTTCTCGCACCAAGACCATGAAGGAACTGGCTGAGACATTGAAGACGCTGGTCATCCTGGAGCGCCAGGCCTACGACCTTGACACCAAATCCGGCGGTAACGATGCCGACGAGCTGTCCAAGATGATGGACGATCTATCGAAGGACGCCTGACATGAAGCCCGAGCACATGAAGCTGCTCCGGGATAAGCGTTGGCGTTTGAACAACCTCTACTTCATCACGGACAAAGCGGGCAAGAAGGTCCGCTTCCGGATGACGGACGAGCAGATCGAATACTTCGACGGGATGCATACCCGCAACATCATCCTGAAGGCTCGGCAGCTCGGCTTCACGACCGAGTGCTGCATCATCCAACTGGACGCGGCTCTATTCGAGTCGGCCAAGTGCGCCTTGATCGCTCACACCCTGAACGACGCCAAGCGCCTGTTCCGGGAGAAGGTGAAATACGCCTACGACAACCTGCCGAAAGAGATCCGCGCCGCCAACCCGGCGAGCAACGACGCCGCCGGCGAGCTGGTGTTCAGCAAGGGCGGTTCGATCTACGTTTCGACCTCGTTCCGGGGCGGCACGCTGCGCTATCTGCACGTCTCCGAGTTCGGGAAGATATGCGCCAAGTTTCCGCACAAGGCCCGGGAGATTGTCACCGGCGCCTTCGAGGCCGTGGCCACCGACTGCTTTGTCACGATTGAGTCCACGGCTGAGGGCCGGGCCGGCTACTTCTTCGACTACTCGCAGAGCGCAGAGAAGCAACTGCTGTCGGGTACGCCGCTCGGCAAGCTGGACTGGAAGTTCTTCTTCTTCAGCTGGTGGAAGAACAAGGCCTACTGGCTCGATCCGGCCGAGGCGATCATCCCGCAGCGCCTGACCGACTACTTCAACGAGTTGTTCGCCAAACATGGCATCGACACGAACCCCGGTCAGCGCGCCTGGTACGCCGCCAAGGAGAAGACCCTCGGCGACGACATGAAGCGGGAATACCCGTCGATCCCGGCCGAAGCCTTCCAGCAGTCGATCGAGGGCGCCTACTACGCCCAGCAGTTCACCAAGCTGTACGCCGCTCAGCGCATCGGCACGCTGCCAGACAACAGCCACCTGCCGGTGATGACCTTCTGGGACATCGGCGTCGGCGACTCCACGGCCATCTGGTTCGTGCGTCAGGTCGGTAACGAGTACCACGTCATCGACTTCTACCAGAACAGCGGGGAAGGCCTGCGGCACTACATGAAGGTGCTCAAGGACAAGGGGTACACCTACTCCGAGCACTGGGGCCCGCACGACATCGACAACCGCGAGTTCGGCAGCGATGCCAAGACCCGCCGGGAAATGGCGCGCGAAGGCTACGAGATCGACGGCCAGCACTACCGCATGACGTTCCAAGTCGTGCCGAAGATCGGCGTCGACGACGGCATCGATCAGGCGCGCGAGATTCTCGCTCACTGTGCCTTTGACGAGGCGAAGTGCGAAGAGGGCATCACCGCGCTGGAGAACTACCGCAAAGAGTGGGACGACAAGAAGGGCTGCTGGAAAGACCGGCCGCTGCATGACTGGGCGTCTCACCCGTCCGATGCATTCCGGTACTTCGCTGTCGCCAAGACCAAGCGCGTCACCATGACCCACATTCCTGTCACCTTCACTTTCTGAGGCTCATATGCCCAACTACAGCGCCATCAGGCAGGAGTACAGCGATGCCTTGCCCGGTTGGCAGCTGGTCAAGCGTTGCGTAGCCGGGCCGCGAGAGGTTCGCAAGTACAACGAATACTTGCCCATGCCGGATCCGCTGAATCAGTCGCCCGAGAATATCGCCCGATACGAGCAGTTGAAGAAGCGCGCCATGTTCCTGAACGTGGTGGGCCGTACGCGTATCGGTCTGCTGGGCGCGGTGTTTCGCAAGACCGCTGAGATCGAACTACCCGCCGCTATCGACTACTTGCTCGAGAATGCCAGTGGTGACGGGTCAAGCCTGGAGCAGCTGAGCAAGGAGTCCACCGGCGAATGCCTCGACACTGGGCGCGGCGGCCTGCTGGTGGACTTCCCTAAGGTCCAGTTGCCTGAGGGCCAGACAGCGCTCACCGTCGCCCAGGCAGCCAATGCGCGAGCCTACGTCCACTTCTATTGCGCCGAGAGCATCATCAACTGGCGTGAGGATGTGATTGATGGCGTGCGCCGGCTGGTGCTGGTGGTGCTGCACGAAAAGATCAATGAGCCAACGGCTGATGGGTTCGAGTTCACCGCCAAGGATCAATACCGGGCCCTGATGATGCGCGATGGCCGCTACGTGCAGAGCGTGCATAGCTCGGAAAATCCTGAAGGGGAAGAGACAGAGCCCAAGGACAAGACCGGCAAGCCTTTCGACCATATCCCGTTCCACTTCTTTGGCTCCGAGAACAACGACGCCAGCATTGATAAATCACCGCTGGAAGACCTGGCCGAGGTGAATATCCTTCACTACGGCAACAGCGCTACGGTGGAGGAGTCTGGTTTCATCAGCTCCCAGCCGAGCCTCTTCATCACCACGGATATCGACCCAAGCGAGTTCGTGAAGCTGAACCCAAACGGTATGCACATCGGCTCGCGCCGCGGGCACAACCTGGGGAAAAACGGCACAGCAATCATGCTGCAGGCCAACGAGACGCAACTGGCTCGCGAGCTGATGAAGGACAAGGAAGAGCAGATGCTCATGATCGGCGCCCGCATCGTCCAGCAGGGCGGAGGCGCCGAGACGGCAGAGGCTGTCCGAATCCGGTACAGCTCTGACAACTCAGTATTGGGCACTATCGCTGGAAACGTGAGCGAGGCGGTGCGCCTGGCCCTGTTCGATGCCCAGCGCTTCATGGTGGGCACAGTGGACGAGAAAGGCACGGTGTTCTGGCTGAATCAGGAATTCTTTGATCAGGCCATGGACGCCCAGGCCATCACGGCTCAAGTCCAGCTGTGGCAGCAAGGCATCATCGCCAAGCGTGATTTGCGCGTGAACCTGCGCAAGGGTGCGGTGCTTGAGGCCGATCGCACTGACGAAGATATCGATGCGGACCGGGAGGCTGACGCGCCTGTCCTGGGTAGCGAGGACGACCCGACCACCAATCAGCCGCCCGGGGTGAAGGATGAGTAGCGAAGGCTATCTGACGGACGCCACCACCAGGCACCAGGTCTATGTCCAGCGTTATGCAGGCGGAAGCCTGAAGCGGGTGGCGGTCTTCATCAGCAAGGCCATCAAGGCGGCAAAGAATCGCGTATCGGCAGGGCTGAGCGATTACGGCACCAGACGCTACACCTCGCAGATAGAAACGCTCCAGGGCGATTTGCGGGGCATCTATGATGACATGAAGGGCAGGGCGCAGCTGGATCTTGGCGAGTTCGCGGTCTATGAGGCTGAGTTCAACGGCAAGATGCTGGGTAAGGTCATCAAGGCCGTTGTTCAGTTCAACGTGCCATCGGCTGAGATGGTGAGCGCGGCGGCACTGGCTGACCCGATGTTGCTGGAGGCTCGCAAGGGTGTGCAGCGGATCAGTATCAGCGGTGCGCTGGACCAGTTCGGCACGAAGAAGGCGGCCGAGATCATCGGCGAGATTCAAATCGGCTCCAGCTTGGGTGAGACCAGCCAACAGATCGGCCGGCGACTCACCAGCATCCACCAGTTGCATCAGGATCAGGCCTCGTCGCTCGTCCGCACCATGACCAACCATGTCGCCAGCACGGCGCGCATGGAAACGCTCAAGGCCAACGACGACATCCTGCAGGGCTGGCGCTGGATCTCCACGCTCGACAGCAAGACCAGCGCCATGTGTCAGGCGAGGGACCAGCACATCTACGGATGGGACGACCCCAAGCCGCCCGGCCACTGGAATTGCCGATCGAGCGCGCTGCCGGTGCTGAAAGATCAGTTTGCCCGAGAGATTCCCGGATCTACCCGGCCCTCAATCGGCCCTGACGGCGTCACGCTGGTGTCCAGCAAGACGAGCTATCAGGAGTGGCTTTCGCGCCAGCCCGCTGCCTTCCAGCGAGAAATCCTCGGCCCGAACCGCTACGCGCTCTTCACCAAGGGCGAGCTGACGCTGGAGAAGTTCGTGGATGACAACGGCAAGACGCTGACCCTTCAACAACTGAAAGACCTTGAGCCGCTGGCATTCGAGCGAGCAGGGCTCTGACAACGAACCACACAAACGACCGGCCTTGAGCCGGTTTTTTTATGCCTGAGGCTGAGCCAACGGCAAATCATCCGGGGGATGACATGAAGTATCTGATCGACAAGGCAGCATTCGACGCACTCGAACCATCCCTGCAAGCCTTCTACAAGGCGCAGGGCGATAACTACGTCCTGGCAGTTGAAGGGCTGCCCACTGGTGGCGAGGATCTGGAAGGCCTGAAGCGCCAGAACCAGACGCTGCTGGATGAGGCGAAGGAAGCCAAGCGCCTGAAGCGTGAGGCGGACGAGAAGCTCGAGCGCGAAAAGCTCGACGCCGCCAAGGCGAAAGGCGACTTCGAGCAGCTGTACGCAAGCAGCGAGCAAGCCCTTGCGGCTGAGCGCACGCGCCTGGCTGAGCTGACCGCCAGCATCGAACGTCGAGACCTGACGGCGGCAGCGTCGAAGGTATCCACCAGCATCGCCGACGGCGAGAACGCTGAGATCCTGGCTGAGTTCGTCCAGCGCCGCCTGAAGATCGTAGAAGGCCAAGTCAAGGTCACGGACGCCTCCGGAAACCTGACCATCGCAACACTCGATGACCTGGCAAAAGAATTCCAGCAAGCGCCGCGCTACGCAGCATTGGTGCGCGGCACGCAAGCGAACGGCGGCGGGGCTGCCGGGGGTAAGGGTGGCGGGGCCACCAAAACGTGGGACCAAATGACCGGTATGGAGCGTGTTGAGCTTCGCCGAACCAACCCCGCCGAGCACGCGCGCATGAAAGCCGCTGCTGAGGCCAAGTAAAAGGAACTGCCGCAATGCCAACCATTCTCTCGGACGTCGTGTTCCGCGACGAACTGCGCGACTACATCACCGTCAACAGCGTGGAGCGCACCGCGTTCTTCGAGTCGGGCATCCTGACCAACAACTCGGACATGTCCACGCTGCTGGCCAGCCCGTCCAACACCTTCACCATTCCGTGGTGGGTTGACCTGGACGCGTCCATCGAGTCCAACTACTCGAACGACGTCTACACCGACATCGCGGTACCGCTGTCGGTCACCAGCTCCAGCATGCAGGCGCGCGCTGCGTACCTCAACGAAGGCTGGAACTGCATGAACCTGGTGAAGAACATCACCAAACAGGATCCCCTGGAGTTCGTTGCGGGCCGACTGCTCAGCTACTGGCGCCGTGTGGCCCAGCGCCGCGCCATCGCTACCGTCGTGGGCATCTACAACGACAACGTCGCATCCAATGGCGGCGACATGGTGGTGGACGCCGGCGGCCAGATCACTGCCGCAGCAATCATCCGCGCCAAAGCGACCATGGGCGACTACTCCGGCCAGCTGGGCGGCCTGAGCGTGATCGCAATGCACTCGGCCGTGCAGACCGAGTTGCAGATCCTCAACCTGATCGATTTCACCCCGATTGCCGACCAGACGCCTGAATTCGGTCGCTTCCAGGGTATGCGCGTTGTGGTGGATGACGGCATGCCGGTCATCACCGGTACGCCGAACAAGTACCTGTCGGTGATCTTCGGCCCGGGCGCCCTTGGCTTCGCCGAGGAAACCCCGCCTGGCGAAGACGGCCTGGAATACGAGCGTGCCCCAGATCGCGGCAACGGTGGTGGTGCGGAAACCCTGTGGAACCGTCGCAACTTCGTGATGCACCCACTGGGCTACTCATTCCTGAGCGCGACCATCACCGGCACGCCGACCACCACCCGGCCGATCTCGGCCAACTGGGCTGACCTGGCGCTGGCAACCAACTGGGAGCGCAAGTTCGCTCGCAAGCAGGTGCCACTGGCGTTCATCACTTCCACCGTTGGCGCCTAAGCGCTTTCCGGCCTCTTCGGGGGCCGGAATCCTTGAAGGAGAAGAATCATGACAGTCGCAAAAGACAAGCACATTGATCCGAACGTGAAAGCCCGCTGGGGGTTCGGTGGTACGGAGGGGGCCATCACTGTTGGGCCTGAGACCGTTGGCGAGACTGGTGGCGTTGACTCCGCCAGGACCGAGCCGGACGAAAAGGCAGCACGCAACAATGGCGGCGGCGAAAACACCGAAGCCGCGAAAGCGGGCAAGACCAAGTAACACCGGGGCCTCGGCCCCACTCATTCGAACGGAGGCCAGATGGCAACCTACATCACTGTGGCGGACGTAGACGCCATCCTCGGATCCAGCTGGACCACCGAGGACAAGAAGGCGCGCGCAGTATTGCAGGCCAACGCCTATCTGACCTCGCTCAACCTGGTAGGCATCGACATGGATGCCATCCCTGGCGACGTGAAGCAGGCCGGCGCCGAGCTGGCGGCTGTAGCTGCTGAAGGGAAGTTGTACCAGCAACACACCGAGGGATCGCTGGAGGCCAAGACGGTCAAAGCCGGATCGGTAACGACCAGCAAGACTTTCGCCTCGATCGACTCGAGCAAAACCACTTCGTTGCCCGACGGCGTTCAGTTCGCCCTGAGCCTGTTGCAGCCGTGGCGCAGCAATACATTCTCGTTCCGCGTCGACAGGGGTTGAGCCATGGGCCTGCGTGAAGAGATCCAGGCCGACCTGGCCGAGGCCTTCGACACTGACTTGGCAGACGCTGTGCAGCCATTCAGCGGCGGCGTGACGCTGCCAGGAACGTGGGATCCGGTCAGTGAGGTGGCTGGTCCGCCCGTCGTGATTGCCTACACCGGCCGCGGCGTGTTCGACGCCTTCAAAATCGCCCAGGTCGACGGCGTGAACATTCGCGCAACTGACCAGCTGCTGATCGCGCTGACCAACGAAACGATCGGGGGAGTTCCGGACATCGGCCACAAGATCAACGATTTCGACGTGGTCAACGTCCAGGTTGACCCGGCCGGCGCGCACTACGAGATCCAGCTGAGGAAAGTCTGATGACCACCAAAGCGGGCTGGAGCCATAGCCTCACGGAATTTGCAGACCAGGCTGGCGAGGACATCACCCAGATGGCGCGCGTCATCGCGACCGCCATGCTCACGGAAGTGGTGAACCGCTCCCCGGTCGGAAACCCAGACCTGTGGCAGGCCAACGTTGCGCTGCGCACGAAGAACGTGGCGCTGGCTGATGCCTATGACGCGAACGTCGACGCCCGCAACGCGGCGCGCACCGGTGGCAGGGCATTCAAGAAGCTGACCAAGCGCGAGCGCGAAGAGAACTACTTCGTAAAAGCGCAGGCAGCGGGGAAGGGCTACATCGGCGGCACGTTCCGAGGCAGTCACCTGGTATCGATCGGCGCGCCCGACATGACCGTGACCGACAACATCGACCCGTCCGGCCGCGAAACGATCAGCAAGGGCAGTATGCTCATCAAGGCGTCAGGCCAGTTCCCCGTCATCTACATCCAAACGAACAGCCCCTACGGCGAGATGCTGGAGCTGGGGCATTCCACGCAGGCGCCCGGCGGGGTTTATGACCTCGCGTTCATCGGCGTATCCGAGGCCTACAAATGACCTTCGAGCAGATCAGAGCGCTCATCACCGGCCGCATGGTCGCTTTCGCTGGCATTGACCAGGCGCGGATCGATTACCCCAACCAACCTACTGTGTTCACCCCACCGGAAACCGGTCTCTGGTGCCGCCTGAATATCCAGTACGCCTCGGCCTTCATGGCCGGCATGGCCGACCGTCCCCACACCCGCAAGCCCGGTCAGATCAGCATCCAGTGCTTCGCCCGCGAGCGCACCGGCACCAAAGCCGTCACCGAACTTGCCGACGCGCTTGAGGCGCACTTCGCCTACTGGATGTCCGGCGACCTTGAGTGCATGGAAGCCAGCCAAGTGGTCGCCGGCGAGTTCGAGGGCTTCTACCAAATCAACGTCAACATCCGGTTTCGCGCCGGCTGACAGCAAAGCAACCGCCACGCCCGCGCCTGCGGGTTTTTTATGCCCGCGAATAGGAGGCTCCAATGAGCTCTGGCGCAAAAGTTGTAAGCCACATCATCGCCGAGGTTACGCCCGGCGTTACCCCGGCCGGCACATGGGACACGCTGCGCCTCACTGGCAACGCGCTGACCCCGACCGTCAACACCCAAGTCAGTGACGAGATCACCGACACCCGCCTGAGCCAGGGTTCTGTGGCCACCAGCATCGATATCGGCGGCGACCTGACGGCGGAGTTCTCGTTTGGCTCGTTCGACCAGCTGCTGGAGGCCGCATTTTACGGCAACTGGTCAGGCAACGTGCTGAGTGTCGGCGATACCCGGCACACCTTCAGCATCGCCAAGGGTTACGACGATGTCGGCGTCTATGGCGTGTTCAAGGGGGCTCACGTCTCCACCTTCGCGCTGGACATCCCGTCCGACGGCAAGATTACCGCCACTTTCAACATGGCCTGCCTGGACTACGAGGACAGCGAGACGCCGATCGTTGTTTCGCCGAACGCGCCAACCACTTCACCATTCCTGTCGAACAACAACGTCGGCACGATCCTGGTGAACGGGCAATCACTGGAAGGTGTGGCCTGCGTCTCTGCCATGACGGTGAATCTGGACAACAGCTTGCAGACTCAGCGCTGCCTCGGTTCCGATAGCCTGGGCCCTGGTGCGCATATCGCCACCGAGGCGGCAATCACCGGAAGCATCACGCTGGCCTGGTCCAAGCGTGCATGGGAAATCTGGAAGAACACCTTCACCCGTGCGCCGATCGCGGTGGTGTTCCCGATCACCGACTCCCTGGGCAACCGGTACACCTTTACTTTCCCTGCGGTGGAGGTGGACGGCGAACTGCCGAACGGCGGCAAGCGCGACCTGATCGAGGTAACGCTGAACTACACCGTCGCCAAGGTCAGCCCCACCATCACCCGCGTCCCATTCGTGCCGGTGGTTAGCGTTGCCGTGGCTCCGACAACTGCATCGATCGAGGTGGCAGCAACTCAGCAACTCACCGCGTCAGCTCTGCCGGCCGAAGCCGCGCAGAACGTCACCTGGTCGAGTTCGGCGCCGAGTGTGGCAACCGTCAGCTCGTCTGGCCTGGTCACCGGTGTGTCTGTCGGATCGGCGACCATCACGGCTACCAGCGTCTCGGACGTCACCAAGACCAGCACCTCCGCAATCACCGTCACCGCGTAACCGCGTCACCTTGGCCGCCCCGGCATTCACGCCGGCCGGGGCGGTCCTTTTATTGGCGAGGCGTTGAGGAATTACCATGGCTCTGCAAATGGGCAAAAAGAAGACTGCGGTCACCGGCGAGCGCTGGGCGAAGTTCGACGAAGACACCAAGGTTCTGCTGGCTGGCATCGACAACCCTGAATACCAGGTCGCCCTTGAGCGCATGCGGCGCCGTATCCAGCGCAACGACGCGCGCTTCGAGGAGGGCCAGGTCGGCGTGGTCGCCGGCGAGAAGACCGAGCACCAGAACCACTCGATGCTGCTCAGCCACTTCATTGTGAAGGATTGGGAGGGCGTCCTGGATGCCGAGGGAAACCCGGTCAAATACAGCCCAGCGGTTGCCGCTGAGTTGCTGGAGAACAACATCGAGTTCTTCATCTTCGTCCTGCGCGAAGGCGCGGCAGCCGCCAATGATGCCGCCGAAGAGCGAGCCGAGTCGGTGGGAAAGCCGTCGCCCGCTTCGAATGGGAGCAAGAGTGGGGCGGGGAAAGTGAAAAGCGCCGCGCGGTCTACGCGCGCCTGAGGTTGAGCGTTCCGGACGAACCGGAGAACGATCCGCTCACTGCGTACCTGCTCAACCTCTATCGCAACGTCTGCCGCGGCCGCCGGTACATCGCCGGCATGGCCGGGGCCTTCCCATTACCTCTGTCAGGGCGGGATATCTCCGACTGGCTGGAGGCGCATCCATCGCCATTGCCGCGCGACGAGGTTGACGAGGTGATGTTTACGCTGGATGCGCTGTGCTTGGCTTTGGATGAGGCATAGAATGAATGCTCATAGCCATGGAGCGCGAAGCATGCAAAGAAACTGGGATCTGATCAGGATGATCTTGCTGGACCTGGAACAGGCCGATGGACAGCATATAAAAGCAAAGGAAATGCCTCCGTTTCCAGCTGATTGGGTTGCCCTTCACATGAAGATGATGGAGGAAGGTGGCCTGATTGAAGGGAATGACCCTGGGTTTTTGAGTGGCCCTCCGCAATTCTTCGCGCTTGGATTGACGTGGAAGGGGCGCGAGCTCCTCGACAGCATCAGAACCGATTCGGTGTGGGGAAAGACGAAAGGGCTGCTCAAGGAAAAAGGGGTTGGCCTGACTCTTGATACCATAAAAGCGGCAGTTACTGCCGTGGTGACCCAGCTGATGAAATCCTGATTTTGTGGCTGCAATGTGGATGGTGGTAGATTGATGCCACTTTCAGGGAGGGTGGGATTTGAGACGATTATTGCTGATTGGTTTTGGCTGCATTGCTATAGCAGGATGCGAGACGACCAGGGTTTCGCCGGAACAGGCCCGTCCGGTGTCTTCGGAGGACGTGTATGCATTCAGTCGACCCTCTAGCCCCAGCGACGCCAGGATCGTGTTCACCCAGGATTCTGGTGCCTTGAGCTGCTTTGGTGCGGGCATGCAGATCTTCCTTGATGAAAAATTGGCTGCCGAGACTAGCAACGGAGAATCGGTGAAGCTCTATCACAAGCCGGGCCCAACGCAGCTGAGCATCAAAAACAAGGCCGGATGTGCTGGTGGTGATTTGCGCGGCCTGTTGCTGGATCTGAAGCCAGGCTACTCATATTCCGTTCGTGGATACCGCGGCGCATGGGATAAAGCAGAGCCATTGCTGACATCGCCCGAGCCATTCCAATACAGGAAGTGAAATGAAGCCGACCTTCGCGATTCTTCTCGCCGTCCTTTCCTTTTGCTCAGCGGAGGCATTTGCCGCCGGGGATTCCTGCAAGAAAATCTCGGCGCTGGCTGGGCAGGCCATGACGGCGCGCCAGAACGGTCAGCTGCTTGAGGATTCGCTCGACAAGATCGGCGACGGCAGCAAATTCGCCCAGGGAGTGATCCTGAAGGCCTACGACCAGCCACTGATGCCGAACAAACACGCCAAGGAAGAGGCAGTGAAAGAATTCCAAAACTCCGCATTTCGCGAATGTCTCGACGCAAATAGCTGACAGAAGTTAGACCAAACGACCCGCTCCGGCGGGTTTTTTTACGCCTGGAGAAAAACAATGGCTCAGACATCCCGCCTGGTTCTTGAAATTGACAGTCGGGACGCCGAGCAAAAAGCGGCCGACACCCGCAAGGCACTTGAGGCACTGGAGGGTGCAGGCCTCCGCGCCAAGCCTGTGCTGGATAAGCTGGCTGACGGCATCGACAGTGTCGGTGAGTCCTCAGAGTCCACTGGCAAAAAAGTCAAAACTCAGAAAGAACAGCTGGAAGAGCTGCTGGGCAGCATTGACCCTGTAACCCGAAAGCTTGGCGAACTTGATAAGCAAGAAAAGGAGCTGGCGAAAAATCGCAAGCTCGGCCTGATTGATGCGGACACCTTCGCTGAATACCAATCGAAGATAAACACCACTCGTACGGATCTCGGTCGATTCAATACCGACCTCAACAAAGCAGGGATGACGGCTAAGGCTACTTCCGCCGCTCTTCGCGGTGTACCCGCTCAATTCACCGATATCGCCGTATCCCTGCAAGGGGGCCAGGCGCCTTTGACCGTGTTCTTGCAGCAGGGCGGGCAGCTGAAGGATATGTTCGGCGGGGTCGGGCCGGCTGCCAAGGCGCTGGGTGGCTACGTTCTCGGCCTGGTGAATCCTTTTACAGTGGCCGCCGCGGCAGTGGGCGCGCTAACGCTGGCTTATTACCAAGGATCAAAGGAGCAAGACGCGTATCGACTGGCGATCGTTACCACGGGGAACGCCGCGGGAACGTCAACCATTGCGTTGGCAGAGATGGCGAAGCGCATAAGTTCAACGGTGGGCACTACTGCGGAGGCGGCTACCGCCCTGGCACAGCTGGCTGCGACCGGGAAAATCACCAGTTCCAGCTTCGAGCAGATCGCTACCTCGGCAATCGCCTTTGAGAAGTCGACCGGGAAAGCCGTGTCTGAAACGATCGCGGAATTCGTCAGATTGGCAGACGACCCAGTGAAGGCCGTAGCCGACCTGAACGATAAATACAACTTCCTTACCGCGTCTGTTTATGAGCAGGTTCGAGCCGCCCAGGAGATGGGTGAGAAGGAAGCGGCGGCAGCTATTGCCCAGGAAGCCTATGCCAAAGCACTAGGCGAGCGAGCCGCTACTATGAAGGCGAATCTCGGTACGCTTGAGCGCGCCTGGAGCGATCTAGCCGGCGCAGCCAAGGAGGGTTGGGATGCAATTCTCGGCGTCGGGCGTGAGTCCAGGGACGGCCCGGACGTTAAGGCAATCCAACAAAAAATCAATTATTTGAAGTCAACGCTGGACACTGGCTACGAGGACGATAACGCGCGGGAGCGAATCGCATCGCTTCAGGCCGAACTGGACGCCTACACCAAAAAAGCGAAAGCCGAACAGGATGCAGCCGATGCGGCGGCGCGGAATGCCCAGGTCCAGCGCGATGGTCAGGTTGCGTACGAATCGTTCCAAAAGAGCATCGAGGATAACTTCACAAAACGCCAGAAGATGAACAAGGCGTTGGAGGACGAAGAGAAACGCATTAGTGCTGCGCGAGCGGCAGGCTATACGATTACTGCCGAGCAGGAGAAGGCAGCGCTCAAGGCAATCCGCGAAAATTCAATCTACAAGGAGGCAGCCGAGAAAAAGCCCAAGGCATACCGGGAAGACGCCGGCATGAAGGCGCTCGACCAGGCCCGCCAGCAATACTCGGTGCTGCAGCAGCAGAACGCCCTGATCGGCGTGCAGAAGGGCGAAGTAGACAAACTTGGCACGGCCGGGCAGGCCCTGGTGAAGTGGGAGCAGGAACTCGCCGATATCAAGGGAAAGCAGACCCTGACTGCGGACCAGAAGGCGCTTATCGCCAACCAGGAACTGATCACTGCCCAACTGAAAAAAAATGCGGCGCTTGAGAGAGAAAACCAGCTCAAGAAAATCTCCAGCGATGAAACACAGAAGCTCGCGGCTTTCCAGACCAACCTGGCGAGCCAACTGGCGAAGGCACAGACCGGCCTGGACAACAATCTCGCCGGGATGGGGATGGGCGATCAGCAGCGGCAGCGCCTACAGGAGCAGCTGAGCATTCAGCAGCAGTATCAAACGCAATTGGATGCGCTGGAGCAGCAGCACAACGAAGGGCGCATCAGCGACAGCCTCTACAACAAGGAGACTGAGTCGCTTCGAACCGCTCTGCAAAGCCGCCTGACGATGCAGCAGCAGTACTACACCGACGTGGACAAGGCCCAATCTGACTGGTCGCTCGGTGCCTCATCGGCGTTCCAGACTTATTCGGAGCAGGCCGCCAACGTGGCAGGGCAGACCCGGGAGCTATTCACCCGAGCCTTCACCAACATGGAAGACGCTGTCGTCAAGTTCGTCCGGACGGGGAAACTGTCCTTCAAGGACTTCGCCAATGGCGTGATCGAGGATCTGATCCGCATCCAGGTTCGGCAAGCTGCTGCTGGATTCCTTAGCTCTGCATTCGGGATGCTCACCGGCGGCGGTGCGGCAGCAGGCAATGGCCTGGCCGCCGGATCTGCTGGCGCTACGTCTTCGAGTCTCGGTGCGTCCTCCGCTGGATATGGCTCGAAGTTCGGCTTCTCCGACGGCGGCTACACCGGCGACGGCGGCAAGTACGAGCCGAAGGGCGTGGTGCATGGTGGCGAGTTCGTGGTTCGCAAGGAGGCGGTGAGCCAGCCGGGCGTGCGTGAGTTCCTCGAGCGAATGAACGCCAACGCGAAAGGGTATGCGGACGGCGGCTATGTGGGGTCCACGCCAGCGGCCACTTCAAACGTGGTTCCGATCTCGTCCGCGCCGGGTGCTGGGCCGGTGATCCAGCAGACCTTCAGCTTCCAAGGCACTCCGGACGACGCCACCATCAACATGGTCAGGGAAGCAGCCATGCAAGGGGCGAAGGGCGGCTACGAGCTGGTCGTTCGCGACCTGAAAATGAACGGAACAATCCGCCAGCTGATCGCGCGGCGCTAAGCCTTTAAGGAGTACTGCATGGCTCTCACGTGGCCGGCTTCGCTGCGCCCGTCAGAAATGACGTGGGGCATCGTCAACAACAGTCGGGCGTTCACTTCGACGCTATCGAATGCGCAGCAGATCGTCGGCTACGCGGGCGCCTACTGGCAGTGCACGCTGACCTTTGGGTTGCTCACCAGGGCGCAGGAGCGCGAGCTGTCCTCGTTTCTCGGGAAGCTGGACGGGATGTTCGGAACATTCAACCTGCCAGCGTTCACCCGGCGACGAACCAACAGCGTCGGCGCGCTCACCGTGGTCACCGGCAACGCCCAGGCGAGAACGATGGCGCTGGCTGGGGCAACTCCCAGCACCGCGATTTTCGCCGCCGGCGACTACATCACTATCGCGGGCGAGATGTTTGAGGTCACCGACGCTGTTTCATCGAATGCCCAGGGCGGCCTGACCGTTGCGCTCAACAAGCGGATCCGCAAGGCGCTCACGCCTGGCGCGGCAGTTGAGTACCTGAACCCATATTCGGAGATGCGCATGACGTCGGACACTTGGTCCATGTCGGTTCGTCCAGTCATCGCCAATGGCAGCTATCAATTCAGGGAGGCTTTCTGATGCCATCAGCATTTCCTTTCAGCCAGGGCGTGGTGGATATCATCGCTACTGGGAAGTTCATGCCGGTCTACGCGGTTCAGTTGGACTTCCCTGACGGGATGGTCTTCGCGCACACCGGCACCGGTGAGTTGGTGATCGACGGGATCACCTACCTGGGCGTCGGCAATTTCGGCCAGGTCAGTCAGTCGCAGGAAAGCGACAACTCAGGATCGCCCATGTCGGTCGAGCTGACGCTCAGCGGCCTGGACGCTTACATCCTGTCCGAGACCAATGTGCGCGGGTGCCGCGGGCGGTCGGCCAAGGTCATGTTCGCTGTGTTCGACGAGGCTGGAAATTACGCGGCGGACATCCTCTTTTCCGGCCGGATGGACGCGGCAAAGTTCTCGTTCGCCGGCAACGGGGAGGAGGGGAACAACATCACCGTCCCAGTCATCGACCGAATGGCCGAGTGGAGCCGCACCGGCACCGAACGCTTCACCGACGAAAACCACCGTGCTCGCCACCAGGGCGATCGTTTCTTCTACGCAATCGCCCAAATGTCCGAATGGCCCATCTACTGGGGCTCGAAGAAGGACGCGCCGACATTCACCTATGGAAGCTAGCCATGCGCTACCGAGATTGGACAACCCGTCTGAACGAAACCATCAAGGCCGCCCAAGAGCGGCCTTTTTCATGGGGTGAATTTGACTGCTGCCTGTTCGCTGCTGATTGCACGGCAGCGGTTTGCGGTGTGGACCCGGCCGAGAACTACCGCGGTAAGTACACGACCGAGGCTGGCGCCAAGCGGCAGCTGAAGAAACAGCACGGCAGCCTGGAGGCGGCCTGGGACGCCCATTTTGTTCGGGTGCCGTTGGCCTTCATCCAACGGGGAGACGTCGTGATGTACGACGCGCCAGGCGGCCGGAGCATGGCTGTGTATTGGGCTGGTGAGTATTGGGCGGCGACCGAAGACGGCGCAGCCAGGGTCGTGTGCGAGCCTCTGGCCGCGTGGAGAATTGAATGAGCAGCGGCATCAAGAAACTTGCTCAGGTCGTAGTGGGTGCCGTCATTGGCTTTGCGCAAGGCGGCCCGTGGGGAGCGGTAGCAGGCGCCGCGCTGGCCTTCTATGCCGCAGAGCAACAGGAGAAGCTCAACACCAAGTCTCCTCTGCGCGATAACGAGCCTTCGGCGCAGACCGTCCGGTCGTCCAAAGCGCCGGTTAGGTTCATCCTGGGCCGGGTATCGACGGGCGGCGTCCTGGTGTGGGCTCAGGAGCAAACAGGCGCGCTGAATAATGGTGAATGGCTGCACCTAGTCTATGTCCTGTCCGAAGGCTCAATAAGCGCGTTGGAGACCATCTACCTCGGCGAAGAGGATATTGGTACGTTCGGAGAGTTCGCCAGTTATGAACTGGTCGTAAACCCGACCCAGGTGAACGCGTTCCTCAAAGCGAACTGCCCGGACTGGAAGGACAGCCAGATCGGCAGAGGGCTTTCCTATGTCCGCGTGTCCCTGAAATACAGCGCGGAGAAATTCCCGGCAGGCATTCCGGACACTCGGTTCGTCGTGCGTGGACGGAACGACATTTTCGACCCGCGGACCAACGCCGCCGGGTACAGCGCCAATACCGCGCTTCACCTGCTTTGGTTCCTCCGCAACCGCTGCAATGTTCCTGACGACGAGATCGTCTTCGAGACCTTCGCCAGTGCTGCGAACGTGTGTGACGAAGCTGTCACCAACGCCGATGGATCGACCAGTCAGCGCTACAGAACCGGCTGCGTGATCGGCGCCGACGAACAGCGCACCGGAGTCCTGCAGAAGCTCGAAGCAGCTTCCGGCGGTCACCTGATCCGTGTGGGCGGTCGCTGGATGTTCCAGGCGGGCGCGTATTACGGTCCGTATGACTTCGAAATCACCGAAGATATGGTCATCGGCACCGTCACCGGCAGCACCGAGCCTACCAACGACTCGGCAATCAATACCGTTCGTGGCACGTTCATTGACCCGGATCAGTCATGGACGGAGACGGACTATCCTGAGGTCAGCGTTGCTGAGTGGATCGTTGAAGACGGAGGCGAGGCGGCGGAAACGCTGACCTACTCCTATGTCACCGACCCATACCAGGCGCAACGCCTGGCGAACATGGAGCTCCGCCGTCGCCGTGCTGGCGGCGCAATTAGCATCCCGATGAACTTCGCCGGCTACAACTGCCGGCCTGGCCGCGTGGTACGCGTCAACCTGCCTTCGCTAAATATCCTGGGAGAGTTCATCGTTTCGGATTGGTCTATGGGCGACCGGGAAGGCTGCACCGTCCAGGTCAAACAGTACGAGGCTGCGATCTTCGATGACGCCGTGGGCCAGCCCTACAACCCGATCGGCTTTATCAATCTACCGTCCGGCGGGCTGGGCAGTCCAAGTTCGCTCACCTGGACGCAGGATTCCACGGCCGAGGTAATTCAAGGTGTCCTCTCCTGGATGCCGCCCACCGGGATCGTTAAGGAATACATCGTCGTGGTCCGTCAAGGAACGACCGCGATTCAATCGCACAACGTGCCGTCAACTTCCACAGAGTGCGCTATCAACAGCCTGCCGTCCGGCAATTACACCATGAGCGTGTCGGCTGTTGGCCCTATGGCGCGGTCTGGCGAAGTAACCATCACGGTCAGCATCAACGGCCCGCCCATTCCGGAAAGCTGCGTGGTTCAGTCGTCGATCGACAACATCGTGCTGATTCCGGCCAATGCTCAAAATGGGCTGAACGGCGGCACTTACGAGTACTTCTTCAGCACCTCTCCGACCGCGACGTCGGCGGACGCTGAGTACTTGGGCCAAGGGCTCTCGTTTACCCACACCGGCCTGGGGTTCTGGACGAATTACTACTACTTCATCCGGTCCTCCAACGCCTACGGGAAAAGCTCGTTCCTCTACGTTCCAGCCCAGACCTCGAACGATGTTTCTGCTTATCTGGCTGCGCTGGCCGGACAAATCGGTCGCACTGAGCTCGGGCAGGACATCATCGACGAAATCGACAAGATCCCAGGCCTTCAGGACCAGATCGATGACCTGTCGAACCCGATGCTTTACGAGCCGACGATTGCATATCTAAGTGGCGCCGTCGTGTATCAAGGGGATCGCCTGTACCGCGCGAAGCAGGACGTTCCTGCCGAGCCAGGCGGAGCAAACGCCCCTCCGAACGCGACCTACTGGGAGGACATCGGCCAGATCCTGCAAGAGGCGAACGCGCTTGCCGCACAAGTCTCCGAAAACACGCTGAAGATTGACCAGCAGGGCGACGAGCTCACCGTGCAGGCATCCAAGCTTGACGGAGTCTATGTCCAAGTGAACCCGGCCCTGGCCGGCGACACAGAGGGCTTCGCTGGTTCAGATGATGTCTACATCGGTGTTTGGTCGGAACAGTCCGCTCGCCTTGAGGATGGCATTGCCACCGCCCGGCGCGTCGACACCGTGCAGGCCGAGGTCAACGAAAACACCGCGACTGTTCAAACGGTCAGCGAGGCGATGGTTGATCTGGACGGCAAGGCTTCGGCGATGTGGTCGGTCAAGATGCAGCTAACAGCCGACGGCAAGTACGTCGCGGCCGGTATCGGGCTTGGCATCGAGAACACCGCAGCGGGCCTGCAAAGCCAGTTCCTGGTTAGCGCCGACCGGTTCGCCATCGTCAACACCATTGCCGGCGGCGCAATCTCGGTTCCGTTCGCGGTGCAAGGCGGCCAGGTGTTCATGAACTCGGCTTTCATCCAAGACGGCAGCATCACGATGCTGAAGATCGGACAGTACCTGCAATCCGACAACTATGTTGCTGGTTCGCAGGGCTGGCGCCTGGATAAGGCCGGAAATCTTGAGTTCAACGGGCCAGCCCCTGGTGGTGGTCGCCTGACGATGACCAATCGCGCCGTCAAGGTCTACGACCAGAACAACGTGAAGCGCGTTCAACTTGGGGATCTCGACGCATGAGTTATGGCGCAAGGGTATGGGACGAGAACGGCAGTCTCGCCATGGACACGACGTCCTTCACTTATCAGGTGATCTGGCAGGGAGTAATTGATTTCAGCGGAAACGTTCCCAGCTACACGCTGGGAATTCCAGGATTCAATCCTGCGAACTGCGTCTTCATGATCATCCCGACGAGAGCTCAAGATGTTCAACAGGCCGAGGCGGACACTTTAGGAAACACCAGATCCTACCCCTACGTCACCGTTTCGGCGGGCCAGGTAGTAATCCTACCCAAGAACCCGTCGGCTGGTCCCGCTGTGGGGCAGACACGAATCATCGCCAAGGGATTCGCAATAAGGTACGCGGCATGACTTACGGCTTCCAGAGCATCAACGACAATTCGGTCGTGCAGATCGATTCAGAAGCCCCCAGGCTTTGCATGCTGACCAAAGGAACCTACTCAGGAACAGGCACGGCCTCGGGTGTTTTTGCCAGGCCGATAACAAGCCAAGATCCTCCCATGGTTTTTATTCGACCGGATCAAACAGCACAGATACAAGTTCCATACGCTGTTTGGTTTACAGGAGGGCCAGGAAACTGGACTGGTTTTTCTATGAGCGCCTCTGTCGTTTATAACGTGCTCAGTGGTCTTTATTTCGTCGCGTCCTGGGCTTCTATGGGAACATCGCAGTTTGGCATGCGCCTGTGGGACCCAGCCGCAACGCTTATCTATGATAGCGGGGCGCCGGCTGTAGTTGTTACTTATGCTTCAGGTAGCTGGACATACTTGGGCTCAGAGCAACTTAGCAATGCCAAGCGTTACAAGTGGGGCATTAACAAAATGCTTGGTGCTGGTGAGTACGTATCGCTAAACCCCTTTACCATGAACTGCCATACATCAGGCTCTGGTGGTGGATGTTCACTTGGTGTGGATTACGCCGCCGGTCGTATCATGATGTACAGCGTTTCATTCGAGGCATGGACCGACCAAGGCCATCGTCCATTTCTCTGCGCCAAACTACTTGCTTAGTCTTTTGAGTATTTCAGCTTTCTAGAGAAGTCCAAACTTTGGCTTCAACAAAACCAGAATCATTGATTAAGAAGGTTTGAAAATATGTCCAAACAGGTCATTAACCTTGGCACTGCCCCTACAGGCGTGGGCGGCGATACGCCTCGTAGTGCTTTCACCAAGGCTCAGGCAAACTTTGATGAGCTTTATGTCGCCCTGGGCGGGAGCGGATCACCAGTTGCGCTTCCGCCCGCTCTTCCGGTTGCAAATGGTGGTACTGGCGGGACAACACAGGCGGCTGCTCGCACAGGGCTTGGCCTGGGTTCCGTTGCTACGGAGAGCGTAGTACCTGTCGACAAAGGTGGGACTGGCGGAACAACCCAAGCTGCAGCTAGGTCAGGACTCGGCCTTGGCTCGGCTGCCATAGTAGACGCGGTTGGGCTGG